CACCGACTCAGGCATGGCCACGGTTACATTGCCGTCCGGCCTGACAGGATCCTACGATCTGGCTTCGCTATTCTCGGCGGACTGGTCAGAGCTGAATGAGGTCGACAAGTACCTAGTGTACTACGGCTTCAAGCAGAAAGCAGCGGATGCTACGGCAGTTGCTGCCCCTGCTAAGCTCACCGACCAGGAGCGGTTGGACGTGTTCGAGGCGGTCTACCAGCGCCTGCTCGCAGGTGATTGGAACGCCAAGGTCACGTCCGTCGACCGCGCTGCGGCAGCCCTGAAGCGATGCGACAGCGAGGCGGAGATGAGAGTGCTGGAGAAAGTGCTCCCCTACGTCACCGCTGAAGACGTCGCTCGGGAGCTCCTGCGCCGGGAAGGCGAGTAGACACGTTCCCTGAGCAGGGGCGTTTGGAGGGATCAAGACAACCACAAAGGAGGTTTATCATGACTATCGCTGAACTGATTAAGGAACTTAAAAGGTTCCCGGCTGACATGAGGGTAATCCTGGACGGTTACGAAGGCGGCTACCATGACGTCTCCGGATGTAAAGTCATGGGAATCAAGCTGAACCACTACGAAGAGTGGTACTACGGTCCTCATGAGGACGTCAGCCACTTTCCCACCTACCCTGACAAGGTACAACCTGAGCCTGATGAGCAGGCTCTACACATCCACCCGTAAGAGGAGGGGGCGAAAGCCCCCCCCCCTAAAGGAGGTTTATCATGATTAAGATTTCAGAATTGACCCTGCGTTTTCAGATCAGTGGCGGCTGCCTCAGGCTCCAGTTTCGCAAGAGAGGCAAGGGAATCAGGATCGCTGGCCTACTCCTGACTAAGCAGGAGCTGGACCGCCTGATAGTGGAGTTAATGATCAAGAGAAAGGAGATGGATGACTGAGGGGCGAAAGCCCCTCTTTTTTTTCTTTGTTTCCGAGGAAGAAATTTTATTTTTAAGCTATATATACAACTTCTCATATGCTAAAGGCGCCCAAATCGGGCAGAAATCTCGATAATCCAGCTTCCCCTAATCCCATCTTCTTTCCCCTTCCAGGCTAGATATAAACTCTCCATATTCTAAAGGCGAAAATTCACGCCAAGCTGTCCCCAAACGGGCAGCTTCCTTGTTGACATTTCTTCTTTGTGGGAGGGGCAACAATACCCCAGCCTAATCCCCAAATCTTCTTATTCTAAAGGGCGTAAAATCCAAGGTGTAAGTGTAACAGCAGCGGTAACGGTAACGGTAACTTTCCCTGTCCCCCTGTTTTTATCCGTCCAAAAATCACCCCCTGTTCAGCTATTTCTTTCTCAGCTTTCTCTTTCTTCTCTTCTTAAAAAAAAAAAAGAAAAAAAAATAATAAGAAAAAGGAAAAGAGCCAGCTTAAAAAAAGGGGATGATTTTTTAGGGTCGGGAAAAGAGAGGGTTTAGGAATGTTACCGTTACGGTTACGGTTTCTGTTACACATACAGCTACACAAAAAATGTTACAGGCGAGTGTTACGCCTTCAATTTTACGGTTGACATCTGGGACGTTTCGTGTTAAAATAGTGGTATAATCAGAAAGTCTTAAAAGGGAGGAAGAAATCATGAAATGGCCTGTATTTGGTAACAACAAAAAGCCCAGGGCGAAGACCATGGCTGAGAAGTTGAGGGAAGCTGCCCCATTGGTAAAGCTTCCTAGACCAGTCCACCACGCTATGGAGCGGGACAGAACAATCTCTTTCGAGGCAGCAAGATTCTCTCGGGCAGCTGCCTATCAAGAGATTAAGCAAAAGGGAGAGGATGATTTGAGAGCCCTGGCAGCAGGCAGCAGGGAGGAAATGAAGAGATTGCATGGACATCTGGTCGAAGTCAGGGATACCCTGAAACGACTGGAAATGTCATACCTCTTTCATTATCATCGCCTTGACCTAGCAGAAAGGTCATTGGCCAAGATAAACAAAATAAGGCCTGGGACATCAGGCAGAAAGGAGAGCACAAGGGATACAATAGAGAAGAATATGGACTTATTAAGTGATGAAGAAAGAAAGATTGCTGAGAAACTCTTAGGTAAATTCTAGATTCAATAAGGAGGCTGCTCATGGAAAACTTAATTGAAGCCACCTTGGACAAGATTGTCAAGGAGGAGTACGGCGGCTGTGATCCGAGGACAGATAATCCGTGCATTCTCAAAGCAAGAGTCAGAGACAAACTGATCCAGGCATTTTGTGTAGGCAAGTGGAGATACATTGGAAGTGCCGGAAGTAAGTACCCACCATCCAGGATGATGCAAAGAAGAGCAATAGCGACCCTCCGCTGCAACACCGGAGATACATTCAAGGACAGGATCATTAGGTTTGACTGGGAAGAGGTAACTGCTGATGTACAGATTAGCCCATCAGCAGAGGACGTGAGGGAGCACTTGAGAATAATGGTCTCTGACACCAAGTCCCACGCCACATCCCTTAATTGGGCAATCAGGAGAGTCATGATGGCTCTCATAGCCCCAGATCATGAGCTCAAGGAGAGGTTAATGTACATCCTGGGCAACATGGTTCACTGGCGTCACCCAAAGGCTAAGCAAGTCAGGAATGTATTCAAGCAATGGATAAAGGAGCACTAAGTGAAAATAGGATTCACAGGCTCCCGGCTGGGAATGACGCCTGTCCAATACAGGGCAGTGCGTCAACTCCTGGCTCAACTAAGGAGCAAGATAGACAGCTGTCACCATGGTGACTGTGTTGGGGCAGATGAGAGCTTTCACAATCTGGCACGACTATTCAAGCTGAAGCTCATAATCCATCCGCCCACTAAACCCAACTTCCGGGCATTCCTAGATGGGGACGAGACAAGAGAACCGAAGGACTATCTCATCAGAAACAAAGAGATGGTTGATGAAGTTGACCGCCTCATCGCCTGCCCACACACAAGAAAGGAGGTACTAAGATCAGGAACATGGGCAACTGTTAGATACGCCAGAAAGAAGGGCGTGCTAGTAACCATTTTGTAGAGGAGGCTACCATGTCAGGCTTTGGCAAGTTCGAGAAGTTAGAGACAGAAATCAACATCAACTGCCCTAGAGAGGAGATCTCTAGCAAGTTTCCTGTAACCTATCACCAGACCCAAATTGAAGTCTTCTTCGATGGGAAGCTCATTCATTATGAGACTGACCCATGGAGCGAGACAATTACAATGCTTGATAACATCAGGCGATCCATCCCCGGCAGATTCAACTACATCAAATCTGACGGAACCTACATTGCTTCATCAACCATCAGGATAGGCTCCAACAAGTACGACCTCTGTTCAACTTCCTCCGGATGCAAGGTAATAATTCGCACCTACAATCACGAGCTGGAGAAGCACTACCAGAGTGTTGATATAGTCAAGAACATTCTGGTGATGGCTGGATTCCCCGTGGAGGGAAGTATTTGTGAGGTCACCAGAAAGGTAAGGTGCTAAATGATAGGCTTACACGACAAACCAAGACCGGACAAGGTCTGCATCCTTGGTTTCCTTACTGTTGAATTAGGAAAGGCCAAGAGAATCTGTCGAGGATGCAGAATCTCTATCCCCAAGGGAACCTACCACATAGCCATCGCAACAACTGACTCGATGGCATCACTGAAGTTCTGTGAAGATTGTATCAAGGCAGCAGCCGGATGGTGCAAGACTTCGAATAGGAGGAATCTCTAATGGGTACTCTTAAGAAGGCATTAAGAAAGGCAATGGCAGCACCTGCCCCAAACAAGCATCAGGAACAGCTTCTCCTGATGTATGCGGCAGGCCCGCACGCACCAACTCCGTACATGACAAGAGTCCTAGCGAAAGCTAGACGGAGGAATAAACTGGCGAGGCGTGCAAGGAGAGATAACCGCTAACCTTCAACGCGGGCAGGCAGGGATGCCTAGGTGATGGCGCCCAGCCTATGAACCAAGCAGGGATGGTAAACCTCTGGCGCTAGCCCACCACCTGCCCGCTACTCAGAAACGTCAAAAATTGACGTTTTGACTGGGTCTATGCTAAAGGAGGAATTATGAAACTCTGGAGAATAGGATATACTTACACAGAGCATGGCTCTGTTAGTGTCCTGGCGGGGTCAGAAGATCAGGCTGCTCAGATACTAGATGATTTTCTGGAGGAGAACGGGCTTGAAAACATTGACTCTGCATTCAAGGATTATGAAACCCACCACAGAGATTATGATACCCACAAGGAGTATAAATGATCTCAGTAACCTGCCCAAATTGTCTTCGAGTAGTTTCCTTTAGTTGGATGGCTGATCCTGTACAAGAGGGGTATTGCGTCTGTGATTTCCATCTAGCTACATATTACAGGCAGCTGCTCTTAACAAGAGGTATTCGCTATGAGCAAATACTTGATTACCCTGATGCCGGATGGCTCCTATTCTCTCTGGTATGAGGGACTAGCTGAGCCATATAAAACTGTGCTGAAGAAAGGTAAGCACACCTGCACTTGACCTCATTGGCTCTGGCGGCTTAGGAAAGCCGGAAGCCGATGCAAGCACCATGATGAGGTAGAAAGGGAAGGAGCCTGGAATGAGTAAGTTATATATCCCAAAGAAGGATGAGCTCGAGAAGATTGCATCTTTATTAGCTGAGAATTGGGGCTTAGATTTATCTGAAAAAGTAGAGCTTCATGCTGAGCTAAGAGATAATCCTCGAGTGAGAGTTATTAGAAACTATATCTCCGATGGGCCTGGGTTCTTCGGAGATATTTTTTTCATCTGTTTTGGAGGAGGTCCTGAGTTTCATCTAGTAATAGGACATTATAAGGCAAAGGATAAGGAGTCATGGGATATTTATGACTCCGAGTTTCCAAGACAAGGAGGGGATTATGGACAAAATAACAGAGAACCTAGAAGTGAAAGCTGTACAGAAACCCAGCACCCCAAAGAAGAGGAAGTTCCAAGCTGAGACATTGGGCTACTCTATAGGAATCTATGTTGATAAGCTGATTCCAACCAGTAATATCCCGAAGGAGATAACTATTAAGCTCCCCGAGATCGACCTGGGACTCTAATCCAAGGCGGGTGGGTGGGTGCTTGACATCTACCCTCCCCTAAAAGGAGAAAGTATGGATAATGAGAGAGATAGGATTCTGGACTTGGTATCGGCTATTACTATAGTATTGGCGCTGCTGTACTTCGGAGCCCATATTCTGCACAGTCTATTCTAAAGGAAGAAAGGAGGTAAATCAGATGTCAAGAGCGAAGATCATCTTTGATAATGCCTTGGAGTTAGAGGCAGGGGAGAAGATGTTAATCACTTGCACTAGCTTCAAGCAAATGGAATCTCTCAGGGCATCCCTCTATCGAGAGAGGGTTCAATGGCAGAAACAATCATTAGACGGCTCTGATATTGGAGTCACCCGAAGTTCTCAGGGAGGTAAGCATATCTTAGTCCTTGAGAAGCTAGCCCCTGTTCCTCCTCCTGTCATCTTTGATAAGGATGGTAAGGTTAAGAAGCTGGTTGATCTCACTGTAAGGGAGGAAGTAACAGAATCCACAGATGACACTCGTATCACTGTTGAGTTCCTCAGTGACAAGGAAAGACAGAAACAATTGATGCGAGAGGATGGAATATCTGAGGAGGAGATAGCTGCATACTTCGGGGAGGAGGCTAAAAATGATAACCTTTCCCAAGAACAGACCTGAGACCTATAGTCCTGATGATGCTCCCCAGATATCATTCCTTGGGAAGCAGGTGGCGTTAACTAAGTTTATCCTTTATCCAAGGATCAGACAGACAAAGCACTCTCCCGAGGAGCCTCCATTCCTTGAGATCTTGGAAGCCTACGCAGAAGATGATAAAGGGGAGTGGGTTAAGTGTAGTGAGGACTTTGTCGAAAAGCTTATGGAAGATGAAGAGGCTTATGATGCAGCTTTTGATAAGGCATCTCATGATCCTTACGAGGATGGATATTTTCCAGATGAGGGAGACTATTACTCCCAATTCTAAAGGAGGGAAGGTGAATAGAGATATACTGATAAGCTGGATAGAGAAAGTCCTTACTTCTAAAACAGGAGAGGAACTCCACCTTCCTGTTGAGAGCAAGGAGCAACAAAAACAGCTTCTTAAGTCTATCAAGAAGGAAGTTGAAATTCTCAAGGGGATTGACCCTGTAACTGCCTCTACCCTGGTCCCATTCAAGAGGGTAGCTGATGGCCTGCTATGGGTAGGAATCAGAAAGGTTATGACAACTCCTTTAGTGGGCTTTATAAAGAGGTCTGATGGCACTACTGAGAGGGTAGAGATTAAACAGGAAAGAGATAGATGGAGGAGGCTAACCCTAATGAAGAAGGATGGGCTAACCCTTGAGGAGATAGAAGCTATCGAGGGAGAATTAACTGCCGAGGAACTCCTCTTCATAGAAGGAGGTAAGAGCGATGAGTCTGAAGAAATTAAGTAGGACAGAAAAGCGTATGGCTAACATCGGAGTGAGTGAGTTAATCTTGGAGGTACTAAAGACCTCCCCAACAGGGCCACTTACTGTGTCCCAGATCCTTCCAGAAGTGACAGAGGAATTCCCCCGTGCTGATGCCAGTACGATAAGCAATGCTCTTAGCATATTAAAGAAGAAGGATCAAGTCTTAAGCCATCCTGCTGTTAAGGGAGAGAGGGGATTCCGCTGGACCGTTCCAGAAGGAACAACTCTTGAGAAGAAGACTAAGTCTCCAGATACTGTATGGCATCCAGAAGAAGTTGGCCTTGCTCTCATCAGCGTCATTGAGAACATGAAGAAGAAGATCAGCTCCCAATCAAGCCAGATTCTAACCCTTGAAAGCACCATCTCTAACCAGAAGAAGACTCACCAGCATGAGATAAAACAACTCAGGGATAAGATACGGGAGCTTCAAACCATCAATGATAACATGAGGGAGAGGGTTCGTAAAACTGGGAACCACACCTTCAAGTTTGGGGACGTTGCTGAATTTGTGACGAAGCCTCATGAGAGGAGGACATAATGTCTAGACCAAGAATGGGAAGACCTACTAAGCACAGCCCAAGGTGGCTTGCCCGTAAGCTCTTAGACACTATGTCAGCACACTATCCCAAGATGTCCCATGCAGCTCTTACTCATGTGACTGGAATAGTCCTTGACACTATAGAGCCGTACTCTACCGCAGGAGACAGGTTCTTTAAGAAAATGAGGGAACATCTTGAGAAGATAGGGAGGTATTAAATGGCAGAAAGACCCAAACGAGAAGGAGTGATGTTAGCTTACCCTGTAGACTCGGGGCGGATAGCCCGCCTCGGGCCTACCTTCTTCGTTCAACCCAAGATCAATGGGGAGCGATGCAGAACTGAAGAATTCAAGGGTGAGCCTGTACTCCTATCAAGCTATGGAAACGAGTTCCAGTTCCTTGATCATATTAAGGATGCTATCAAGGATGTCTGGAGAGCGTTTGGTGCTGTCCCCTTTGATGGAGAGATTTATAAGCATGGCTGGCCAAGGGAGAGAATTGACTCAGCTCTCAGGAGGACAGTCAATATCAGTTCAGAGGTGACTAGTCTTGAATATCACATCTTTGACATAGCCACTGAAGACCCTGGACCAGACCAGGCAGCTAGATTCTGGATACTTGATAACCTCTCATCCAGATCAATCTTTGCTCCCCCACTTCATTTTGTAAGACCTGGAACTGCAGACTTTGACACATGGAGAATAGCTGCGCAGGAGTATGTTGATCAGGGCTATGAGGGAATAATACTGCGGGCTATGTTCACTCCATATGCCCCAAAGCGATCTGTCTCAATGCTGAAGTACAAGCCCACAGAGATAGATGAGTATGAGATTGTAGCACTCAAAGAGGCCATAGATAAGAACGGATATCCTAAAGATACCCTTGGTTCTTTCTTGGTCAAGACAAGTGATGATGACGTATTCTATGTCGGCGCAGGTAAGCTCACTCATCCTGAGAGGGATGCAATCTGGAAGGATAGGGACAATCTTCCAGGAAGAATCCTGATTGTCAAGCATGAGAAGATAACCACTTCTGGCGGTGTTCCTATCTGTGCTGTAGCTGTGGAGGTGAAGAAATTATGAACAAGACTAACTTCAAGAGGGTGTGTCGCCTTTACAATGAGGGTCTGACAACTGAGACAGCTATCGTACTCATCATCTCCCTAAGCAGGAGTAATGAGGAATGTGCTAAGTATATTCTAAAGCTGATGCATGAGGTTGTCTTCCCTCGATGGTTCTCTCAACATTCAAGGGGTCATCTACCAACTCCAGATGGATTCAGGCCCCGATAACTTTTTTCAAGGCATCCACCCAGATGTGCATTTTTTAATTGACATCTGGGAATTATTATGTTACCATAGTTATTGTATCATAAACTGATGATAACATAAACTCCAGATGAAAGGAGGTGAACACTATGTCTGAGATGGCTTCAAGATATGTCCAAACTGTTCTAGACAGCGGAACTTTCAAGCGGCTGAAAGTTGAAGCCATCTACCAAGATAAGCCTTTAGGAGATCTTCTGCGAGAGATCGTAGAGGAATGGGTAAACCAACTTGACAAAGAAGGAGAACACCATGGCAGAAGAGACAACGACTCAGACCCCGGACACAGAGAAAAAGTCCCGCAAGAAACTGGAGAAGGATCTGACTGATCATCCCCTGGTCAAGATCACTGTCCTTGGAGGCAATGAAGGTCAAATGGTCTTTAGCATCCTTGATCTCCCGATGGATATTCAGGATCGCCTTGGACCCTTTGGGCTTGGTCACAAGCTTGGTGATGCTGCTGCTGGACGCAAGGGCGTTGAGGCAGAGGAAGCTATCAACAAGGTGTGGGATGGCCTCAAGGCTGGTGACTGGACAGTCAGAGCCCCTGCTGTTCCTAAGGTTCCCATCAAAGCCATCATTGAGAATTACGAGCTCCTGTCTGACGATGAGAAGGCTACAGCTAAGAAGCTGCTGGGCGACCTTGGAATGAAGATTCCTGGCATTACTGATGACGAGGGGTAGCCTCCTCTCGGGGGCCCTGGGAGCGGTTAAGCTTAGTAGCCCCGAATACTAGGCAAAGGTCCAACTGATCTTTCCTCTCAGGGCCCTTTTTTAAGAAACGTCAAAAAATGACATTTTGACTGAATCCCCGTAAGTGGTTACAACCACGCCAGCCTGATAGAGGCAAAGGAGGATACATGATCGAACTAGATCACACCAAGAGAGATACGTTCGACTCCTGTCCTAGAAAGTATGAATTAAACTACCGCAGACATATCATTCCAATTAAAGGCTCAACAGCTCTCCGCTATGGTATTGCATGGCACTCAGCTATGGAGGGATTCTACTCTCACATAGCAGAAAATGGCTGGACTAGGGATGGAAGAGCTATTGAGAGGGCAGTACAATTTGCCCAGAAGAAATGGAATGAGGTTACTGCTAGACAGACCTGGGTAGATGATTACAGAACCATAGAAAACCTACTCTTAGCCTTAGTCTCTTATGTAGATCACTTTGCTCATGATGAAGGATTGATGAAGATCCTAGAGTCAGAGAAGGTGTTCAAGATTAAGATGACTCCCACCGAGATAGAAAAGAAATACTTCCCCACTCTAAGACCCTTTTTCTTTACTGGTCGCTGCGATCTGGAGGTACATCTATCAGGGCGTCCATGGCTGAAAGAGTTCAAGTCTACAGGACAAGCCTTAGCACTACAAGCTGCCAGGCTACACAGAAGTCCACAAGTAATTGGCTATAACTATGCCGCCTCCCATATTCTAAAGACGATTCCGGAGGGTTCTCTAATTGTGCTTCATCACCTATCAGCATACAAATCCAGAACCACTGGACAGTATGGCAGCCCCAAGATAGACTTCAAGCGTGTACCACAAGTCTTCTTTGAGGCTGATCTGATAAGTTGGAGGCATCATATGTTCAGGGCTGCTAATGCTCTCCAATACTGCATAGATAACGATTACTTTCCTGTAAACTTGTCTTCCTGCTATACATATGGAGCTTGTGCCTACCTAAATATCTGTGAGCAGAACAGACCTGCGGGAGAAGAGATACTGGACAATTACTTCATTGATCCTGATCCCTGGGACGTGACTAAGGAAGTCGATGAGAAGGATATAGTAGTTGTGGAGGACACTTATGGAATTTAAGAGTGTGAAAGAGATGACCATAAGTTCAGCTCCTCTGCTGAAGGTATTTGTCCTCGGAGGGTATGGGACAGGTAAGTCAGTATTTGCCAGCTCGTTTCCAACTCCAGGATTTGTCTTTGACTTTGATGATGGAATGCTTACCTATCGTGGTAGAGACTGGGACTACGAGACATTTGAGAAGTCAGGCAAAGGTTGGGTTCAGTTTGAAAAGGTCTATCGCTTTGTTAAACAGGCAGCTGATGATGGGAAGTACAAGACTATAGTTATAGACAGCTCAACAGCTATGACTGACTGTGCAATGGAGCGTGCTTTACAGATTGACCCAAAAAGATCAGCAGAGGGAGGACCCATCTGGAACGTCCACTACATGATAGTCAGGAATCTCATGGCTCCACGCCTGAACAACATCCTCACCTTCCCTACCAACATTGTAGTCTGTGGACACTGGCAAGTAACAACTGATCAGAAGACAGGAGCAATCCTGAGTGTTGATCCCCTTCTTACTGGTCAGTTATCTGAAAAGGTCCCAGGTTACTTTGACGAAGTCTACACGGCCTTCACTAAGATGCAGGAAGGGAAGGAGAGATTCTATATCAGGACTGTGACCAAGGGATTTTACAAGGCTCGCAGCAGACTGTCTGGAGTGCACAGAATTCTACCAGATGAAATCCCCAACAACTATCCTGCCCTGATTAGACACTTAGAATCAGGAGCAAGAAAGGAGGAAGAAATAAAGGACAAGCGAGAACAACTCCTTGCAGAGAAATTTAGTAAGGAGGAAGACCCACCAACTATTGAAACAGAAGGAGAACAGAAATGACAGAACTAGAACCCCAAGAAGGAGCGCACATCGAGACAGACTTTAGTCTGGAAGATGAGTACAAGCCAGACCCGTTAGCCCCGCAAGGTAACTATCTTGGTAGTGTGGCTGGTGTCACATTTGAGATGGCCAACCAGGCAATAGCCTGGAGGGTTGTCCTAGCAGACAATGGTGGGGTAATGTCTGATGGAGAGACTCCTATTGACGGCCAAGCATTTACCTATCGCAACTGGCTTCCAAGGATTGGTGATGAGAACAAGATGACTGCCTCAGGCAGAAGCACTAAGCGGCAAGCCAAGATCAACATGATGAAGCAGTTTGCAGATAGTATGCAGATCAACATGGATAGTCCTACTCAGATTATGGCCTTTATTGAGTCAGGTGATTGGGTAGGCATTGATGTAGTTGTTAGCTTATCCATGGAGGAGTATCAGGGTCGCACAAGGAATAGTGTCTCCAGTATGGCTCGTAGGGCTTCTGAGTCTGATGGGTCAGAAGATGACATTCCCTTCTAACTAGGGGGCTGGCGATGAACCTTGGAGCTTTACTCGAAGGGCCATAGGATAAGGCTGCAGGCAGTAATCGCCAGCCTTTTTAAGGGTTTAACCATGAAACTTGAACAGTTAAGAAAGAACTTCCTAACCAGCTCTGAGGCGGAGCAGGAGGAGATATTCCACCGCTACTGTCTTATTAGGCAGAGGGATTTAGACCAGGTGGTTGTGAAAGTTCCTTTAAAGAGAGCTGTTGGAAAGAGGATTTCTGAGAGAAAGATACCTGTAACCCCTGACCAGCTAGAACTCCTACGGAAGATAGGGCTAGTATAAGGAGAAATGCAATGCAGGTTGTAGAACTTGCTCCAACTGAAATAAAAGTCCGTGAAGGCCTGGAACGCTTCAGACAAGAGGTCGGGGATGTCCAAGCTCTTGCGGACTCATTCGTAAGAACTAGGCAGATTCTGCCTATTGTTATAACAAGAGATAATGAACTTGTAGATGGAGGACGTAGGCTTGCTGCCTGCTTATTGGCTGGAATCAAAGTCAAGGCAGTCTATGAAGATGTTGTTGATGACTATGAAATGCGGGAGCTAGAACTTGAAGCCAACCTCCACAGAAAAGATTATACTCCTGCCGAAGAAGCCCTTGCCATAGATGAACTCCATCGCCTTAAGCAATCCCGCCACGGAGCCTCTATATCAGGTAGCACAAAAGGATGGTCAATAGAGCAGACTGCTGAACTCCTTGGAAAGACCCGAGGCTCTGTCTATAATGCTATGGAGATGGCATCCTTGGTTCGTGCCTTCCCTCAATTGAAGCAAGCAAAAAAGAAGTCTGAGATAAAGAAGGCTGGACAGGCACTGCAGAAATTAACTGCTGCTATGGATGGAGTGAAGAAGCACGAGGAGGCTATTAAGGATAGGAAGAGTACCTTTGAGCTTATTCATGGAGATGCTGTGGAACACATGGTATCTGTGAATAAAGGCTCTATTGATATTCTTCTTACTGATCCCATCTATGGTATAGAGGCAGACCTTCTAACGCAGGGAATAGGAGGTAAGACTGGTGGACAACTTACAACCAGTGGGTATAAAATTGAAGATAGTCGGGAGCCTGCCCTTTTCTATTACTCTGTTCTCGCTCGGGAAGGATTCAGAATTACCACCCCTACCTGTCACGGGTACGTCTTTGTTGGTCCCGAGCACTTTTGGACTCTGCGTCAGATGTTCATGCAGGAAGGCTGGCGAGTTCACATTAAGCCCATCATTTGGATTAAGCGAGAGGTAGGTCAGTGTAATGTTCCAACTGCCTGGCCTGCATCCTGCTATGAGATGATTATGTATATCAGAAAAGACGAAAGCCGCTTGGTTAGGGAAGGTATGCCTGACTGGATAGAATGCTCTCCTGTCCTACCAAGTGAAAAGCTTCATCCCTTTGAAAAGCCAGTTCCACTCCTAACAAATCTCCTAGAAAGATCAGCACTACCTGGGCAGTCCCTCTACGATCCCTTTATGGGAAGTGCCTCTTCTATTGAGGCTGGAGTAAGACAAAGACTTTTCTGCATTGGAGTTGACAACTCAATGGAAGCATATTCTAATGCCTGCAAACGCATGGCTGGACTGAAGGAGGATTACTATGCAAAAACCCAAGAAGGGTAGATCGGTACACAGTCTGTTTGGTGGCAAGCCTCAGATTGCACCTGGTGTTAATCCAGGGGTAACTGTAGATCAGCTAAAGCCCTTACTCTGTAAATGTGGAAATGCCTTATTCCTCCAGGCCTCTAATGTCTATTATGCTAGCCCTCTCCAAGCAGTGTCTGGTGGGCCTACATTAGTTCAGGTTCCACTAGGATTCTACTGTTCTACCTGTGAGAAGATAAATGAATTTGATGTCTCAGGACTTCCAGCCTTCCAAAGTGGTGCAGCCCCTGAGGGAGAGCAGAAACATTAGAACGGAGTCAAAATGTCAAAAATTGACATTTCTCGGAAACAGGAGTTATGCCTTAGATGTATGGAGTGCTGTAAAGTTATTGGGATTCCATCTATCTATAACCCAGAATACGATCAAATGATCCACTTCTATACAATAAGAGGCTGTTCTATTAAGAAAGGAGGACTGGACAACAGCGTAGCTATAGTTGTGGTCCCATATCCCTGTCCGGAGCTATCTCCTCTTGGGTGCAAGTCATACGAAGATCGGCCCTTATGGTGCAGGTTATATGACGGAAAGATAGACCCAGTTGTAAGAGATAAATGCCTCTGGAATAAGGAGGGAGTATGACCTACGTAAGAACTGAGGGCCCGCTGACTGCAAAGATAATGCTGGTCGGAGAGGCTCCTGGAGAAGAAGAAGATAGAACAGGGAAACCTTTTCGGCCCAATGCCCCTGCTGGAAAGACTCTTAACCAGTTGCTGGCGCAGGCTGAGATAACCCGTGCAGAATGTCTTGTTGCTAATGTGGCTCGGGAGAGACCTCCTGGTAATAAGATAAGCTTTTACTTCGAAGATAAGAAAATGACTAGGCCAAAGCCTATTCTAAAGGACTGGATTGCAACCCTCAAGAAAGAGATCGAGACCTACAAGCCCAACATAGTTGTTGCTCTTGGTGGGACAGCACTGTGGGCATTGACTGGAGAGAAGGGAATCAAAGACAAGCGGGGGTACATTACTGAAAGCACCCTAGTTCCTGGCCAAAAAATAATAGCAACTTATCACCCTCAGAAAGTAAATTATGAGTGGAGGCTAGGTTTTACTGCTATAATGGATCTTAGAAAGGCCAGGATTAATTCTGAAGGTCCATCCATGCCTGTTGATAGCAGGAGGCTTAATGCCTATCCCAGCAGGCTAGAGTTCTTAGAATACCTAAAGTATCTCTACTTTGAACATGAAGCTCCAATAGCTCTAGACATCGAAACTGTAATGCCTGGGTGTCATATAGACATTCTTGGGATTGCTGATAACCCTAATCATGCCTTATCATTTACCTTCCTGTCTAATAAAAAGCCCCGCCTAGATCCAGCAAAGGAAAGAGAAGTCTGGTTGTGGCTTGCAAAAGTCTTGGATAAGCTAGAAGTGATAGCTCACAATGGTCTGTATGATATTGCAGTTCTGTGGCATCACCTTGGCATCCTCTGTCGTAAGTTCAGACATGATACCATGATAGCTGGTCATGTATGCTGGCCTGAAGTTCCTCGCAGCCTTGCCTATATGACTTCTATCTGCTTAAACGTCCCTCCCTGGAAACATACCGCAGCTACTATGCCCTCCCTGTACAACTGTGCTGATGCAGCCAATACCTATGGTGTCTGGGAAGTAATGCAGAATGAGATTGATAAGCTAAGCGTCAGGGACACCTATGAGTTCGAGATGTCTCAGGTATGGCCAGCTACTATGCTACAACTCCAGGGTGTTGAAGTGGATCTAGGTCGGAGGAATACTATTAAGGCTAATATTAAGACTAGAATAGCTCAACTGAATGAGGAGCTTACTCAGGACTTCGGGAGGGAAGTAAACATTAACTCTCCTAAACAACTGCAGAATCTGTTGTACATAGATATGAGTTTACCTGTTCAGTATAAGCGGAGGAAGTCTAAGTATGACAATAGAAAGATTACTGCAGACGCAGAGGCGCTGACTAAGCTATTAAGGACTACTAGCAATCCACTCCTAAAGAAGATACTGGAGGCTAAGAAGCTTACTAAACTGTTAAATAGCTTCATTGATATAGAGGTATCTCCAGAGGGAAGAGTACATACCAGCTACAATGTCACAGGGGCTACAATGCAGCGGCAGAAGAAGGGCTTAGTTGTTGACGATGAAGATCAGTACAAGTCCTTTGGTAGATGGAGTTCTAGTCAGTCTATCATCCTTCCTTATGGAAGTGGTAATCTTCAGAACGTTCCGTATACAGCAAGAACTATCTATACTGCTCCAAAGGGACACTTATTTCTTCAGGCTGACTATGTCCAGGCGGAGGCAGTTGTAGTTGCTTTCCTTATAGGTGATGAGCCTATGAAGGAGATGTTCAGGAAATCCTATGGGCTAACCAAGTCTCAGCGAGCAGAGAATAACTACGACATTCATAAGCTCACCGCCCATACTAACTTCGGTATTCCTTTGGAGAGAGTAACTGAGGCTCAGCGTGATGTAGGTAAAGCAATCCGTCATGCTACTAACTACTCTGCAGGTCCAGGGGTACTGTCTGCAAAGCTAGGCTGTTCTATGTCAGAGGCTAAGAAGCTGCTGGAACAGTTCCATGATACTTGTCCTCAGCTACGACTGTGGCATCTGCGAATTCAAGAGGAACTGCGAAGGACTCGTATGTTGACTAACCTCCTTGGCAGGCCTCATAGATTCCTGGAAAGGTGGGGAGATAATCTATTTAGAAGTGCTTACTCGTATAAGCCACAATCTACTGTTGGAGACTTACTCAATAAATCTCTTGTAGTTATCTACAATGAGTATGGAGAAGAAATCCATCTAGCCTTGCAGTTGCATGATGCTATCTATACTATTGTTAAGGAAGAGGAACTTGACAGAACTATATCTCTCCTTAAGGAATCTATGACTGTGCCTCTGCAGGTAGACGGAGAGGAGTTCTTCATTGATATTGACTTTGCTATTGGACCTAGTTGGGGGGAGCTACAGAACTATGAGAGTAATTAAGGTAGTATATACAGTCGAATACTCAATGCAAGATCTGGTCCTTTTAGGGCGCTTGTTAGGGGGCTATAAAGAGAAGGTGCTTCCTTCTCTAACTAAGGCTGAGGAGGCAGTTCTTGATGCTATGTACACTGGCATTACGCATATATTCAAATTAGGAGGAGAGTCATGAAGGAAGGAAAGTTAAAAGATATTATAGCTGAAACTCCAGGAGGCAAGATATTTCTTGCTTGTCCTTATTCAGGTACAGAACAGGAGCGCAAATCTAGATTTGCTCTTGCCACAAGATTTGCTGGAGAACTGATCTCCTTGGGCAAGCTAGTATTTAGTCCTATCACTCATGGTCATGCTATTGCTTCCTATACTCCAATGCCTCTAACCTACAAATTCTGGAGATACATAAACAATAGCTTCATAGAATGGTGTGATGAGCTTTATGTACTGTGTATTCCAGGATGGGAACAATCTGAGGGAGTCACTGCAGAGATAGCCTATGCTAAAGAGCTGGGGAAGCGGGTAATCTTCAATGAAGTCAGGGATGGTGGAGTTGAATTAGCACATAAGATAGGACAAATAGGAGATGCGCCAATTATCTGATTGGTTAGGAGGCTATATAAATTTTACCAAGGAAACTGAAAGTGCTGCTATATTCCACAAGTGGGTAGGGATAAGTATGATAGCCTCAGCTCTGAGGCGAAAGGTACACTTTCACTTTGGCAGGATACGGGTGTATCCTAATCTTTTCGTTGTCTTAGTTGCAGAGCCTGGAATTGCTCGCAAGACTCAGGCAATCAGTTTTGGGGAGGACATTCTCAATGAAGTCACAGGTATAAACATATCTGCAGATGCCATCACGCCTCAGGCTCTTCTTGAAGACTTAGAAGAAGCAGGAGACGATGCTCTCATGCCTGACAATACAGTCTTCAGACATAGCTCACTTAGTATTCTATCTGGGGAGTTTGAAAGCTTTCTTGGACAGAAGAAGGAGAATACTAAGATGCTAGTCACACTAACTGATTTGTTCGACTGCAAGAGTAGGCCCTTCAAGTATAGGACTAAACACGCTGGAACTAATGTAGTACCTCATGTGTTTCTTAACCTATTAGCAGCGACTACTCCAGAGAGCTTAGCCAGCTGTCTTCCCAGTAGTGCTATTGGAGGAGGCCTTACTACAAGAATGATATTTATCTGGGCTGATGATAAAGAGAAGAAAGTAGATGTTCCTGAACTCACTCAGAGAATGAGGGAGCTTAAGCATCTTCTTATTCAAGATCTCAGTGTTATTGCTAGAATAGCAGGGTCTTATAACTTTAACAAGGAAAGCAGAAAATGGTGGTCTGAATTCTATAACAGCTATGATGAACGTGATCCTACTAGGATATGTAAGGACCCTGCCTTTAATGGCTGGTACTCTAGGAAGCCTCTTTTCATGATAAAGCTAGGGACCATCCTAGCTGCTAGTAGACACAATGAAAGGAAGGTGGAGATTCGTGATTTGGAGCGTGCCCTAGATTACCTGGAGGAGGCAGAATCCCTTATGGGGAAGACATTCACAGCTGTTGGTAGAAGTGATATAACTGCAGATGTTGATTTAGTCAGGAATGTAATACAGAGACATTCGGCTATCTCTGAAAAGAGACTACTTCATATGGTATGGAGAGATGTAGATGCCAAGAAGTTCGATAACGTTATCTCTACCCTTATCAGAAGTGGTGATGTTACAAGGAAGTACGTTGATCCAACTAACAAAAAACAAGAAATTTGGTATCACTGGAACTGAGCTGTACTAATACCCAGTTGAGATAGTAAGATGGACATATTTACTACCTGACAGAGTATCCATAAATCTCTTCATAGTATTCCTACTGTTGGCGATTCCTCTCCTCCCAGCATCATGGAGGAGGGAATCACCAAGTAGAATACATCCATTAGTATCAGTTATCCAATTCCCCCAGTGAAATATAATGGCCTCCCTATCAGGCACACCCTCTACCACGTACGTCTGCCCAAACCTATCACTGCTGTGTGTGGAGCAGATATACTGCTGCGGAGGGATACAGCTAGTCCAGGGTTTATTGGCCTGATCTGGAGGCTCAAGGGTTAAACAGAACAACTGCTTCTGGATTCTAAGAACTCCAAAGCATCCTTCTGGGCTATCCTCCATCCGGGTTAACTCGAGAACGGGAACCACTAGCTCTGCTCCTATGCCTGTTGTTAGACTCATCTCTCAGCATATCAGTATTGTGCTCGATCTTCGTTTCCATCCTCTCTGTTTGAATCATCAGGTCCACAACCTCACTGTGAGTATCACTTGTCTGGTTATATATTAGAGCTAGTAGACTCAGTAATATAGTCAGGGCTCCGCCTATAACCCAGAGAAACAGTGGAAGCTTAACCCTCTTGTCAATCTCTTCCCACTGTGTTTTCTCCATGTCTCTCAGTCTATCTATCCTTTTTGCTAGGTGGTTTAACTCAGTTCTACATTCTGCAGGGCACTTTGATACTACAAGACGAGATGCCCCTCTCTCCATTTCACTTTCCTCCATTCATTCCTCCTAGTTTCTTCCGAACAGGAAACTCCACATGGCGCCTGTTGTGAAGGTCTGCTCCGAGTATAACATAGCCGGTCGTAGAATTGCTCCCACCAACGGGAATGTCTCTGTCACAGTAGCAGCCAATGTCACACTCAGGAAGATTGCACCAGTAGTACCACCATCCCTCAGGATAAGAGTATTAGCACTGGTGCCTCCTGCTCGGAACATGACAGCGAAGACAGGTACTCCATTCACGTGACCTGGCAAGGACTCAGACCACAAGTAGTTAGAGTCCATAGCACTCAGACTGATCACGTTCTTGCTTCTAGTAATCGTGTTAGCCATCTGAATCCTCCTCAGTTAAAATGTCAATAATTGACGTTTCTGATTACAACTTTCGCTCTACATGAGGTATAGCGAATAGATACTTGAACTTAGAATCTCTATACATCTCTGGAATGTCTCCCTCAGTTATTCTCTTTCCCTTCCATATAACATCTGGAGCTATCCAAGTTGGTCCTAGCCACTTCTTAAGAACCCTAGTCATCAGCCACTCATCATCTCCAGCTTCCCTGTGCTGATGTGCTGTATGAGCACGCCATGCAGCTAGGATGCCGGGGCTGAAAGCCACAGTTGGATCATAAGTCATACCAGATAGGAATGGAAGGTGGAATATATGATGCTTAAGATTCATGCCTGCACTAGCCCCTCCCATAGTTACAGCACCAATTGTAAGGATATCCTTTGCAAACTGATTTACTACAGGAGTCCCAAAGAAGTCAACCTCAGACTTTAGAGCATCTGCAATAAGGTTTACCTTAAACTGCTGCTCAGTACTCTTCATGGTCCCTCTTAGAGTCCTAAGACTTTCTAATAGTTCAGTCCTGCCCTGTGGAGTTCTAGTAGCTTCCCATACTGCCTTACCCATGTTCTTTATGGCCCTGGTACCTCTGATAGCTGTGACAAGTCTCCTCTCGAATATCTTGTATGGGGTGCTCTGGAACATAAGTAGAGCTCTAATCTTTGGGTCTCTTAACCACCCAGGATTAAGTTCTCTTGATAGGAAGTTGTTCTTAATTAGCAAATCCCAAGATCCATAGTATGCTTGCTCCGCTGTCATTCCTCTCTTTGCAGCCATCTCTAAGCCTGAGAGTGAAGAGACTCCCCTGTCTATTACCTCTGCCATATTGATCCAACTTGCCCCGATATTTTGACCAGAATGCCACATATTCTTCCATAGAGAGAATACTTCTTCATCAGCGTGGATACCCATATCTATAAGTCTGTGTCTAGCATTTCGAGCAGGAATCATGGAATGTAGAAAGGAGTCAATGAGCTTATCCTGCCTTCTCATCCCACTGACTCCTGCTCTACTTAAAGCGCCCCTAGTTGTTTCAGTCAAGTCCAGTGCTCTTTTCATAAGATGCCTAGAGGCTTTAGGAACTTGTGTAAGACTCTGCTTGAATCCAGCACTGATCATGGTGCCAGTCATCTTCATCAAGTGCTTCCCTCCTGCTGAAGGGTTACCCCATAGCCTCTTCATTGCTTCAAACTGTACATACCAGTTGGCAAATCTATTAGTTCCATACATATCAACTGGTTTAATGCCATCTCTTAGGTCCTTGAATACTTGGGCCATCAAAGGTAGATGAGAGGTTCTCTTCTCTACTTCGTTCCAGCCATCATTCCAGAAGAGACTATTCTGAAGTCGCCTCTCTGTATCTCCAACATAATATAGCATAGAGGTTTCAGATGCAGGCATTAAAGGTCTTGAATGTGGAGACCTCCTAAAGAATCTCATATAAGCTACAGTATTCTCATCCATTCCCTTGATCATATCCTTAAAGACTGCTCGGAATTCTGGATGCATGATTACTGGCATATAGGGGCCTTTAATAGTATCAACACCTGCCTTATCAAGCCTTGTCTTATACTCAAGGAGCTGCTTCCTTAGCCTTCCAGCCAGTACCTGCTCATTGGTACTGAGAGTAATATTCTTCATAAATGGGGCTTTCTTAAACTCTGGACCATCCCAGACAGACAGGTAAACTCTTACTGTGGGAAGCTCTCTGGCTGCTTGCTCAGCAGTCTGTGCCCATCTCGTATGGAACTCGTTAACTGATCCCTCAAGTTTCTGTACTATTTCTTGACTACTGGCTAAGGCCTTCTCAATATTGCCCTTATCTATAGCTAAGATGTCCTCAGACAACTTCTTTCCATGTCCCTTACCTACATCTTCTAAGGCTTGTGTCAGCCTAGCTACTTCAGCAGTATGATGCTCAAAGATAACTTGATCCTTCATATAAGGAATCAGGTGTTTGAATCTGTTTGCAACCTCCTTTGGAGCTGCAACTATACCAGATTCCCTGAACATATTAGTCAGGATAGTCTCCATGTTTGTCCTGTTTACATACTCAGCTGCTTGATAAGAAGCTCTAAACACTGCAGGATTGTTCATGAGAAACTTTCCTATATTAAGAGCTTCCTCTGCTTTCTGATAAGGACTCATGAAGATATGACGGATACCAGGTTTTACATCCTTAGACCATGATCCTATATTCTTGAGAATTCGTCCGACAGCCTTATCTCCGGGGAGCCCTCTCATGAACTCTCCAAAAGTCATGAGCACCTTGTTCGGGTCCATAACCTTTGGGACAATGAGTGATGTATCAGCCAGCTCCTTCATCAAAGCCTCAGAAGTTACTACCTGCTTGGCAAACTTAATTGCTGTAGGAACGGCCTTGGCTGCTGAGCTAATAACACCTGCCTCTGCTTCCCTTGGAGAGAAGAGATTGAATAAGGCAGGACTCAGACCAAGGGCAGCAAAGAAAGATATTAGAGATATTCTCTTCTTTAGCTGTGATATTATAACACCTGTGGAAGTAGGTAGAGCAGCTGTTGGTCCAGTGAAATCTCTACCAGTCACTATACCTTCTCTTAGAAGCATCTTGTCTATATCAGATATATTCCTTGATCCAGCAATTGCCTCATCCAACTGGATCATCATATGTAGAGCTTCCTCATTACCGATGTCTCCAGCAGTATGCTTCGTTCCTATCTCTTTAACAAGTGCATAAGCATCATCTCTTGTAATAGGAAGATACTTGCCCTCAAGAGCAGCTGCAGCCTCTGCTTCCTTTGCTCCTGCTGGTACAGGTCTCCAGCCAGTATGTTCAGTAAACAAATCCTTTCCTGTCCTAATCCTCTTATAATGCTCCAGACTAGTTATCCCTGGAACTCTCTCACCAGGAGAAACTATTCCCTCTGCTATAGCCTTCTTCTCTTCAACAGCTATTGCTGCATCTAAAGCAGCATTCTCCTTTGCAGACATCTTAGCATACAGTTCAGAGGTGTCTGCATATTTTGTCAGCACCTCTTCTCCAGTCATCTTGACTGTCAGAGGACCCTCAGGTATCTCAACAACTGCCTCTGTAGGAACTTCAGTATACGGACGATCAGGAAAATACTTTGTCCAGAGCCTCTCATGCAGCTCATCTACAGCATCATAGGCCTCCTGATGACTAAGTCCCTCCATCTCCTTAGTAATGGCAGCAGGGGTCTTCTCTGGGTCAACCTTATACATTGCAGCAAGCTTCTCCTGAACCTTCTTAGATTCACTGGTTAGGAGCTTCTCAGCTTCTCTTGGTCCTGCGTAAGTAACCCTACGTCCAAGCAGCTTCTTCACCGCCTCAGGATCGTTCTTTAGAAGGCCACCCTCCCCCTGACTAAGTGAGTAAACAGCAGCATCGTAGGCTTCTTTCTGAACCTCTGACAAAGCAGCTCTGGCATTTCCATGATCCAGCTCTCCAGCAGATACACCAGTCCCTCTCTTAACTACTTCACTAGATGCAGGATCAAGCTCAAGCTCAATAGATCTTATATATCTATTCAACTTATCCACTTCTGCTTGGATAGAACCAAGCTTTGCCCTATCTGCAAGGGTTACCATCTGTCCTTCTCTGTGTCTAGCTTGCAAAGAAACACTCTGACGAATCTGGTCCTTTAAGGCTTCTCGCTTCCTGATAAGCAGAGCAAGATTCTTAACCTTAAAGGCATTATCTGGAGTAGCCACTTCCCCAAGTGCAGCAGCAGTCTGAGCATGAAGCTCCCTTGTCTTAGTGACAAGTTCTGCTGTCCTGCCCCTAATCTCCTCTGCTTTCTCTGGAAACTTCTCAGCCTGCCTCTCAGACCAAGCCTCTATCTTCCCAATCTCCTCCTCCATTCTGTCAAGTACCTTTACTCCAGACTTGGCCTGAGTCTTTTCAACTCTGGCAGCACGAAGTGCGGAAACCTTTTCAGCTACAGTGGTAGGAGTAACACCAGTGACTAGCTCTCTAGCAGATTGTCTATCTGCTGCGTGGAGAGTACCTACTCGGATACCACTAGGATTATTCAATGCCTCCTCTAATCCTACATCGTCAAGTCCACTAAATGCCTTGTAAACCTGCTCATGAGTCATATCACTTCCAGTGATATCCAGTATCTCCCTCTGTCCTCTGTATGCAGCTTCTTCTGCCATTCCTACCTCTGCTGATATTTCAGGAGTTGGGCCTAGTCCAGTTGTAGTACCTCTAGGTCTTGACAGTGGGGGACGATCAAGTGCCTTAAACAGTATTCTCCTTGGATCAGCAGCACCACCTATCCTCGGAGAGAAACCACTCTTAAGAACTGCAAGAGCTTCTTTAAAGCTATCAACTCCAAGGCCCAAGTCATACTTCGCTTTAACTGCACCAGACAGCATAGTAGCCAGTTCCTCAGACGTAGCTCCAGCCTTAGCCGCTGCTGTGAGCCTAGACATATTAAGCACATTTGCAGCAGTCGGAGAGGCAACCATTTGTCTTGCAGCAAGTCTAGGAATAGTGAACAGCCTTCTAGCAACTGCCTCACCCCTAACAACTGCTGGCAGCTCCAGGGCTAAATCAACTCCTAGTACCTTAGCCTTATCTAGAAGTTTGTCAGAGTGCATCCTGGTCTGTCCCCATTCAGTACTATGCACAAACTTCCTTAATGGATGAGCCAAAGTCTCAACTAATGCACCTGTAACTGCACCAGTGACAAACCCCGCAGCCCCAGATGCTGGACCAGTTATGCTGAGAGGGAGAGCAGTTATAGCACCAAAGGCCCCTGCTGATGTAGCTATATCTCTCGGGCTTGCAAACCAGTCCTCCTTTGCTGCAGCCTTCTTGAACTCTTCTTTTACAGCTGTCCTGTACTGATCATATAAAGGTGGCTTAGTAAACCTCTCATCATCTCCAATTTGAAATAGAGAGGTGTCTGCCATATGCTTATATCGTAGTGATTCAGTGTATCTGGACTCTCCGGTTGTTGGATCCTTAGCAGTGTACATACCCTCTGCTAGGCCCTTAAGAATCTTATGTGCCCGCTCACCACGATACCTAGGATCAGCAAGGGCTTGAGTAAATTTCTCCCGAAGCTGGAGGCCGTATCCCTTCATAGGATGATCAGATGGGATAACATAATCCAGACCCTCAGTCTCAAGAGCAAACTTCCCCTTAGCTGGAGCCCTCTTTACTGGAGACAGTACCTTTGCAAAAGAGGCTACGAGTTTGTCCGACTTCTCAGGATCGCCCAGAAGCTTGACTTTCTCCGCTTCTGCTTTTTGGCGTTCCTGTAACTCGCCCATCAACATTCCTAGATATACTCCGAATGCACTACTTGCCATTTCACCTCCACTACTACTAAGAAACGTCAATAATTGACATTTTCACTTAGAATCCTTCAAGATAAGCTGGCCATTCTGCTAATCTTTTCTTGCGCCTTCGCTCCTCTTCATTGTAACGCCTGAGGTTGGTCTGGGCTGCTATTTCTTCTAGTATCTCCTCGCTGTAATCTGTAGGCTCATTCTCTGGTGGTTCTGGAGTTTCGAAGGTACCAAGTTTTGCTCGTTCAGCTGCTGACATTGCATAACCACCAGGTCTAGCCACTTCAGCAGGAGGAGCTGTAGTACTAGTTGTGGTATCAGTGGGACTAAGATCTTTGATTGCCTGTTGTAATTGACCTACTAAGTCCTTCTGAAAGCCAGCACCTATACCAGCTGTTGCAATATCTGCCTGAGCCTTGATCCTCTCAGGATCAGTCTTGGGAATCCCTCCCCACATACCTTCAAGAATATTTGGGTAGTTAATGCCTGTATGAGGATTGAAGTATTGTCTTGGGGAAACTGTTTGATTTCCGCTCATCACTCGTAGAGACTCTATTAAATCTTCACGCTTAGTAGGGATACGGAGCAGTCCAGTTGTCACATCTCTGATAGCTGCGGGGTGCGTCTCTGCAGCATAACGAGGCTGGGCTGCCTTCTCAGGAACGGCCCCGCCAGAAGGAGCGACTACTCTCTTCCCTGGTTCTATTTTCAGTCCTGGATGAGTTCCAGACCAGTAGTCTCCTTTAGAAGTCCAGTCCTTCATGAGTGCTCTTATACTAGAAGTTCCAAGACCTCGAATTGTCTCATTCTCAGTCAGTGCCCCTACTCCTCCTCCTTTTCCAAGAATTTCGCTTAAGTCACGGAAACCTAGCTCCCCTGCCAACCAGGGATTGTCTTCAAAGTAGGACTTCATTATCTCCTCCTATACATCTGTTAAGTACCTTCTTCAAAAGTATGGATGTACTGCCATAGCCAGTGATTTTGTGTTATATCCTGTGTCACGCTACTTTTTACCTCAGACTCAACCTTAGATGAGGCTGTTGTCCAATTATAGCCATGATGAGTCGAGCTAGTCACTGTACTTATAGCAGCAGCATTTACTTGCGCTGCCGTCCTAGCCATAGTTCTGGCAGTTTCCTGTACTTGCTCCAGATTAGTTTCCTGTGCTCTTGTAGCAATATCATATCTTCTTACTGCTGCTTCTATCTCAGCAATTAGTTGCTGTATTCTAGCTGCAAACTCACGAGCAGCAGCATCAAGTTCAGACCCATATATCTGCCCCTCTGTACTGAATACGTTTACTCTCAATCCATCTACCTTAATTATAGTGTCAGCAGATCTATAAGCATACTCTACGTCAGTTGCATACTTTCTAACTGCTGCTTCATAGATTGCTACTTGTGCCTTGTTAAACTCTACCAGAGCTGTAGCTCTTGCAATATCAATATCAGCTCTAGCCTTATATGCTTGTACCATACTCGTGTAGCCTTGGACACGTGACTGGTAGTAATCAGCCTTGGCCTTCTCACCTTCAATCTGTGCCTTATACCCTTCATATCTGGAGGTGGCTGCTTCTACACGAGCAACGTAGGCTTGGACAAGAGCTCTGAAGTTTTCTATCTTGTTTCTCTCAATCTCAGAGTGGATACGAGCACCTTCCATCTCAGTCCTATAGAGCTGCATCAGAGCCTGTAGGCCGTTTACTTGAGCAGTATAGGCATCTACTAGAGCCTTCTTAACTTCAACAGATGCTTGCACTCCAGCTATCTGAGCCTTGTAGAACTCTGCCTTGGCAGCCTCTCCCTGAATACGAGCTACGTAGATGTCAGCCTGAGCTCTATAGGCTTGTAATCTTGCCTTATATGCTTCTACTCTGTTTGCATATACTAGGAGAGCAGCTTCAAGAGTGAACTTTGCAGCATCAAATGTTCTCTGCTGTACCTGATTATGAAACGCTATTAGAGTATTCTCCCATTGTCTCGACTGATCAATAGTAAAGTGGGTATTCTTCTGGGCAAGGTTACTTTGCTGTACTAAGATATCGTTGTTAAGATCCTCCCTTGATTGTAGTATGACATTGTTTATCTCTAGCAACCTGCCACTTAATACTCCTGGAGGCAATGTAAATCCTCTGGCTGCGAAGTAGTCAGTAGCCTCAATAACCAACTCCTCTTCTTTCTCTCTCAATCGAGATACTGCCCTATCATAGATAGCCTGCTCAGTTTCCTCATTTAATCCAGTACCTCCTGCAACTAGCTGATCATAGAGATGAGATGAGAGTCGCTGCTTAAGTGCACTGTTGTATAATTCTTCACTCCACGAAAACGTAGGAGTAGGAGGAGTCAGATCATCTACAGGAAGCTCTCCCTCAAAATCTGGAATGTTATAGTTTGGAGGAGATGGAACTGATATATCAGATATATCTGGTATTACAGGAAGCTCAATTGAAGGAGCACCTGGAATCTCCACGGTATCTAGACTCGGAGGGGTCTCAGTATATATAGGCCAGTCGACATTAGGAGGAGGAGGAATCTGGAACCCAGGATCTGGAACATTGAATGGAGGAGGATCAGAATCATCTATGATAGGCTCAGTGAAATCTGGAATAGGTTGAGTGAATGGAACACTAGCCATCTGAGTATCTCTGACAAGAGGAGACCCAGGAAATGTAAGAGAAAGAGCGTTAAGACTTGCTGCTGCCTCTGAAGGAGGATCAGTTTCTGGGCTTATTCCCTCTGAAGGAGGCAAATTCTGTATATAGTCCATCATTTCAGCCATTGCAGCATATGCCTCCTCTCTAGACAATGCAGCAGCATCTAACACAGCTTGTAATATTGCTAGAATATCAGTAGTATCAGTTGTGGCCATGTTTCCTCCTTTAGAAAGACATACCAGTAGGTATTCTTCTAACTAACCTGAATGTTCCTGGATTATATTTAGTTATATCCGCACCAGTAATTGGATCTCTGAAAGTGTAGGGTACTAATCCCTCACCAGTTACCCCGTCCTCACTTGGAACTGATCCAGGAGGAGGATCAGGATAAGACTCCAAGGAACCTTGAAGTTCACGACTCTGATAATGCACGAATTCTTTATCATAAAAGGTTATAACATGATACTGAAGGAAGTATTGCTCGTTGTGATCCCCATCCCAGGGAAACTCCTTCCTTACAGTGGTGAATAGGAAGTAAGCTCTGCTCCCTGATTCATATATAGTACACTCTCTTATAGCACCCTGCTTATCCATTCTCTCAGATTCACTGTAAGTGTGATCCTCAAAGGCCTTATACAAATACTCTGATCCTTCAGCCTTGCATAGTATAAAATATTCTCTCACCTCCCAATCTTCAGTCCAATCATGGGTAAGTTGGTAACAGGTACATGAAAGTCTTCCATCCTCAGAGGTGGCTCCATAGGCAAATCTATCTTCTGATGTATAGGCAAGCTTGACATAAGGTACTTCAGGATCATCAAGCTCAAATACAAATTCTCCATCTCCACGTTCTATCGCCTGTGGATGCCAGATGCCAATAGTTATTGTGTCCCATGAGCCTATCCACGTACCAGAGTTAGGACCTAGAGCTGGCATTATAACATTTATTGCACACCAAGTACAGGTAACTCCTGCAGGACACGCCCAGGCAGTAGCATCCCAAATTATTACATTCCTACCTGAAGTGCAGCATTCTATCCAGTACATACTTTCTGCCATATAACCTGCTGGCCACTCTAAAGTAGTCGTATCTATATTCTCCGCAACACGGGCTATACCTGGGCCCTTCACTGGATTCTCCTCAGATCCCCAGTTTTGTATACAAGGACGAAATATTCCCCAGGGATCTATATCAGGAGCATGAAGCTGGGAGAAGATGTTGAACTTATTCCACTCGTATAGGCTATATCCCAGATGGTGTGGATAGAAGGTCCTTAAGCCCTCACGCTGAAGTGGTACAACTGGAACTAACTCTTTAAACCTGAGCGGAGTAGGAAAACTAGCAGCACCTACAAGAGCCATAGCAGTAGTCATAACATAAGGATTAGGAAGACGATCTGCAATCTTTAAGGTTCTTACATCCTCAATCAGCATATACTCGTAAGGTATCATTTCTGCGTATTCAAGACTGAATATTTCTATAGACCCTATTAAATCCCAAGCAAGAAACTCCTCTATCTCACTAACTATCTTTGGTTCAGGCTCAGGCTCTGGAGGTACATACTCTGGGGGAGGAGTCCAGATTGTTATTATGTCAACTCCAGCTATGCTTTGGACTGTATAGGCAGCCCATGGAAATGATCTACTTGTTACAACAACATCTTGATCTTCACCAACTAGGAGCTTTTGCTTTTGTAGTAAAGCATAGGCCTGCCCTGCATACTGCATAGCATTTACTATTCCCCCACCTGCTGAGCGTACTATACAACCCCTGAATCTTACCTCAGATTCTATAGGAGAGGTAACAGGATCGAATCCATCAAGATTGTGTCCAGTATGTGGGGCTACTTCATGGTAAAGAAGCTTAGTCATAGAACAATACCTGTAAACCGACTGCGATCAGCTGCAGAGGCATCAGATAAATCTCTGATTGGTATATTAGTATCCAGTATCATCCCATCAGAATACACTGAAGCATCTATTGCTCTCACTGGAACCTTCCCATCAGTTTCCATATCTAGTCCAGCTAAGAGTGTTGAAGTTACTGTCCAGTAAGGTATTCTCTTGTTAACTGAGGCAGTATCCTCTGAGCTAAGAGTTGCTGCAACTTTCCATCTTGGAATCCTAGAGCTGACTCTAAGATCAACCTCAATGATCATTGCTGCATCAATTTCCCATCCAGGCGCAGTCTTCTCTAGACGGACAATTACAAAATCTACAAATGTCCCCTCAAATCTGCAGCATGGTATGATCTTATTTAATCTAGCTCCAAGATAACCTGTAAGACTATATGTAGGCATAGTACTGTCTAGGGTTAGGAGCGGATGGGATTCACCGCTCCCTTCCAAAGACCGCACTGGAATCCTAGTAGATTTAAGATTGGCACCAGAATGGGCTTCTATCGTCCTCCCAGGCATATGCTGATGGAATCTTAGCACAGTCTGAGTAGATGCTTCAAGCTCCCAGACTGGCCACCTAGGATTACGATCAGGTCTTGGGTCAGTATAGATACGTAGACTGAATGTTTTAAGATACTCAGTGACTGCTACTGATTCATAGACAGAGATCCTTCGAGTGATCCCACCCATTACTACTGAATCAGTAACAGATACGGTATCATATACTGAGATTCCCAGGGCATCAGGTAACTCTGCAGTTACTGACTCCTGAACAGTTACCTCATCATAGACATTCGGATCAAAGGCCATCTACTAGGCTCCGTAATATTCAGGTAACGTCAGCTTGAAAGCATCAATGGTATAGGTGTTCCCCACAGTGATCTGGGTCTGAGCCATATTCAGGTCTGCTCCAGAGATTCCTACACTTCCATCCATCCTGGCTAGGATAGTGCTAATAGCACCAGCATCAGAAGGATTAGCAACAAACCTGAACCAGCCTGCTGTACCTGCCTGTACTCCAACCCCTGACCAGACATCAGAGTTTTTCTCCAGCTCACCATCCAGAGGATCGTTCTCGAACTCCAGGCCATTAGCAAATGCTCCATGAGCCCAGGATCCACTAGATACAGTGACAGTAACTAATAGGCTCCCAGTCACAGCATCATCTGGTGAAGATGGTTGAGACCCAGAATAAATATGAATAGCCCCATCCCTCATAATATCCTTGAGAGAACCGCCCTCTGCAACAGCTACAACTGTTCCTGCAAGACCAGCCTCGGCTGCAACTGTTCCAGTTGGTAGTCCAATAGCTCCAGCTGCAACTGTAGTAATCCTAGTCCCTGATATACCATCGTTGCTGGTGGATCCTTGAACAAAGATCTTCTGGCCAGGGGCAAATCCTGCACTCACAAATCCATTACCACTGTCAGTGATGCTGTCATCACTCCCACCACCATCTACAAAGGTCAGGCCAACTCCAATGATAGCCCCAACCACTTCAGCCTGGAGCCCATTGAGCATATCTCGTAAACCTGTTGAAAATTTTAGAGCCATTAGTTTCTCCTTTATGCGTCCTCAGGTTTTGGGCCAAGAACAATAGGAATTACAGTTATTTCATCCACAGCAAAGTCAGCACCATTGACATTACTGATCTCTACATCCCAGTACCTTCCCTTCCTATCTCTTCCAATAGAGACCTTCTGACTATGCTGACGCTCATCCTCATGCCTTGGATGCAGTTCTCTAACCAGAGCAGTACCCTCATCCGCTCTGACACTAACCTCAAGCTTTCCATCAGTCTGATAGCCAACATAAAGTCTACGCAGCCTCTTCTGATTGATAGCATTGAAGTCAGTTAATGGAGTACGGAATCTGGCATTAATATCCTCTTCCCCATCCTTCTCTGCTGCTCCAACTATAAAAATACCATCCTCATTAGCACCAAGGACTCTTGAACCAAATCTGCACATACTGTTGAAGTTATAGTTGGAGTACTGACTAGGAGCTAATGTCTCCAAGGCTATACATAATGTAAGTCTATCTGTTGCCATATTACGGCTCCAGTACAGAGATATACTTAAACCCGTTGTAGATTCCTGTGCCTTCAAGAGCATTAGGGTAAGTAAGTCTCCGTTCAGTAAGGTTAATAAACTCTCCTTCAGATGTACCTAAGCATATCCCTTCACTGCTTGTCCATATCACTCCAATCCCTTTATACTCTCCACGACCAACTCTAGAAGAATCTATATCAACATCAGTTCCAAATATAGGAGGATATGTAGCTACTCTGTGAAGTGTGAAGTTCTTTGGGGTATCTCCCTCTAAGAAATAAGTCTCAAAATGTGTGCCCATCCAGATTCCTCTTCTGACTGGGTGGAACATACGAAGATGCGAATCAAAAGCTAGATAATTCCTAGCTCTATTAAACAGATTGATACCAAAGGACTCACTATACCAGACTATATCTCCTTGAACAACATACATTCTTCCTTTGTAATATGCCAGCAGATGCCCAACAGGCGGATCAGAATACTCCTTCAGGCTCCTAACCCCAGGGACACTACTTGGCATAGACCAGGCATACGATACACCTGCTCGTACATAACCAGTCTCGAATCCATTGCCATAGAAGATTCTATCATTCAAGACAGCATAACTCATCCTTGCACCAGCAGTAACAGTCCTAATGGCTGCATAGCTGAAGTCTGTTCCAAGCACACACAAGTTAGTACCTGTCACAAATAGTGCTGTAGTCCCATGAGCAAACAGGCTGTGACAGGGATCAGTAATATCAGTCGCCTCCCATCCTCTCCTTCTACTAATTCTCCCTGTATGATCAATATCTACATTAACAGCGACAGCAAGGTCCTGAAGACCTGTATCAGGATCAAACTCCAGCCTAAGAGGATCAACTCTATTGTTCAGCCCCTTCGCGCCTCTAAGCCATACCACAGGTTTCGACATTAGTACCTCCAGACGCTGCTAATGTGATGAGGGGTTGTCCTTGCCAGCCACTCCCTTAACTTATTTATTCCAGAGTCTCTATTCCTTGAGTCAAGGGAATGAAAGTAATGGCTCTTGGCATTAATCTTCTCTCCCTCCACCCCATCCTCTATCTTATCAAAGATAATAAACGCAGTTCCATGAACGAACAACTTCCTATGCAGATAGGCTGGAAAGTCAGAAGGTTCATCTTCATCCTTAAAAAGAGGTGAGGGGTTCTCATAGTATAGTATAGTAAGTGTCTCAGGAATGGAAGGCACCTTTTGGTACCACAGAACTGACCCTTCGAGAGTTACTGCTTCAACAGCTCCTTCTGCATCCATATCATAGTAGTCATCCATCAACCTCTCCAAGTCCGGATAGACTGTCGGTTCGGACCCATCCGCTTTTTTAACCCGTCTTAGGACACCAGAAAAGCTTCGGCTGACACCATTCAAAGATGTATATGCTTGACTCACTACAGTATCAACTGTACCAATCCTCTTGAGTGACGGCAGATTTATTTGACCTGCAACTAATGCAAGAGTATCATTGATATAGCCGTCTATAGTATCAGCATCGAAGGAAGCATCATCCACTATATTCTCTACTTCGTTCCTGATAGCTTCTAATTTCATAAGAACCCCTCACCAGTCAAAATGTCAATTATTGACGTTTCTTACTATGCTGCCAGTGGTACCTCAGTAATCAGAGCATGAACTCTGACAATACCAGCAGTAATTGTACCATCACTTCCGATGTACGCAGCAATACAGGGAACTGTAGTATCTGCTGGTACAATGATAACTGGAGTCAGTTCAGTCATCAACAGCTTCGCAGTGATCCAGTCACCAGTTGCAGCAAAGTACATTGCAGGTGTGCCAACGGTAACATCTGCTGTGGGAACATAATCATCTGCGTCTACATCAGTAGTATCCCCACCAGTAGTAACATCATCTGTGGCAATTGTACAAGTACCAATATTCACTGTGCAGGTACCACCAGCCAAAGCAGTTACTACCTGACAACCAATCTTCTCAACGATAATATGACTGTCTCCGTACTTTGCTGCTGGGAAGGAGAACAGTACTGCAGCCAGATCATCAGATGCAACAGCACAGACTTCACTGGAGCTGATCCAATAAGGCTGGTAGATGTAGCGTCTTTGATCCATTCTTCTGTAATCAATCATTTCAGTTGTTGACATTCTTCAATTCCTTTCTCAGGGAATTCCACCCTGCATCATAGTTAGTGAAGCACGTAGTACTTGACAAACACATGACCTATCAGTAAGGTCGTGTTAGTTCCTGCAGACAGAGTTATGGTGACAATGCCACTGGCATCATTGAACCACTTGCCTTGAGAACCAGGTTGAGCATCGCCAGTCATTCTCTTCATACCAGTAGACTCTGCGTCAGTATAAGTAGAATCCATAAATCCGTCTGCGTCTGCAGTCTCTCCATTGCCTTTGAAGCCAACGGTAGCTACACCTGTAGCACCACCAGCATAAGCTGTTGTAATCCAAAGCCAGATTTCATCAATGAAAGCAAACTTTGGAATCCTGAACAAGTCATAGGTCCCATTAGCCAGCGACAGGAGAGGCCTGCTCCTCATGAAGCGGAGGTTATCCGCTGCCATATTGCTGAAATAATCAGTCATGCGTACCTCCTTCCTTTATAAAGCTGTTGCGTAGCTGGGACCCACAATGATTCCGTAATCAATGCTGGTGAACCGAGTCTTGGTCACCCCGAAGATTCCTCCACCCCTGATCATAAGGAACCTATCAGCATCACGAGTGTAGGGATGAAAGGCCATTGTGGTCGACTTAGATTCACCAGCACCACCCCAAGCCCAACATGCTGACTGAGCACCCAGTAGAATGTTCCTGTAGACATTAGTCGTAGGAGATGGAATCCGCTCTGACTTAGAGATCAGCATTCCATTGTACTCAATCTCCACATTGGGAACTTGCAGCTTGTTAGCACTCCTGAGCAGGTCGCCCCACTGGCCTACGTTGGTATTCTGCCTCAGATTGTCAAAGACGTAGTTGTGGAGGATCACTCGGTAATAGCTCTTGCCCTTCAGCCGGAGAGGACGAATCTTGAAGTAGTTACTCCCCTGCTTGTTCATCAGCTCTGCCTTCTGCTTCATCCTATCCAGATGAGTAAGATCAAGGACATCAGCAGAAGTCTGAGATGCCTCAGCTACATCATTCACCGGCACTAAGTGCTGAGTGTCTGGCTCATCAATTGCTTGGGCAAATATTTTGCCTGCAATGCGATAAGCACTGTTGCCACACAGAGTATTGATCAGATACTCAGACAGTAGGTCAGCCCACCAGTCCGCAAGGCCATCCTTACCTTCCATGACAAGGTTGTAAGGAATCCTCTGCTGCTCCATCCTGCCACCAGTATCAACAGCATGGTTCAGCTCTTCAATGGTCACATTGAAGTCCTTGAAGACTAGGCCTTCCTCGTTGCCTTCTAAGGTATCATTGCCCACTACACCTTCTCCTGTGAGGGGCAGACGAATACCGAAGGTAATCTGATCACCCTGACCCTTGCCAAGTTCTGTCCTCAGCTGGACAATGGAATCAGATCCAGTGCCAGTCAGATCATTGAACTCGACTGCTGGGAGAATTATCTTAAACAGATCTCTCGCCCAGCGTTTCCTGGTCAAATTGTTAGATGTAACAAAAAGAGTCTTTGGTGCAGTCATTTACTACTCCTTTCAGTCAAGTTCTCCTCGGAGATATTTCTGATATACCTCCTCAGGAACTTTGCTAAGTTCTTGTTCTGGGAGTTCATCAATTCTCTTTGCAGTCCACCCACTTTTAGAATCTGCATCACTGCCTCCCACACTAGCAATACTGGTCGGAGCTTTTGGAGGTTCCTTTACTGGCTTCTTCTCAGGCTCTTTCACCTTATCTGGAGTGGCTACTTCCTTCTCCTTATTCGTACTGGCGTATCTTGGATGATTATCCTTGATAATTCCATACATAAATTTATAAGGATTGCCCATTAGCCAGACTTCTGCTTCTATCTCCAACGCCACTTCTGTAGGGTCACGACCCTCCTTCTGAGAAATAACTCTAGCTAATTCCTCAAAGATATCGTCAAAGTGCTCGCGGGAGCAAACCTCACGAATGTCTTCATACTTAGGATTCGCCTCCATTGCTTCGATCAGTGTGTCAAAGATAGGACCTTTCTGTTGCCCAATAGCAGCTATCTGAGTTTCAAGAGCTTCGATTTTAGATAACTCTACTGCAGCCTTATCATCCTCGTCCTGAATATCAGCTACACCCTTCTCCATCCGGGCGAGCTTTGCCTTCATTAAAGCTAACTCTCTTTTCTGCTCTCGCAGAATCTGTCTTAACTCTCTGTTCTCCCTCGAATCATCTGGAGCAGGCTCCTTAACTTCATCCTTCTCCGGAACCTCTTCAATTCCCTCAGTGACTTCTTTGTCAGTATCTTCTCCTGGTTCTCCTTCAACCACCTCTGTAGATGTTTCTTTTCCTGCCCCGTCAACCTCTGGCTCATTGGCCCTGTCTCCTGTCCTTGAAGCCTCTAGCGCTGACTTAAGTTCATCCATTGTCTTTTCTTCTTCAGTCTCTTCAGCCTCTAGCGCTTCTATCTCGGGTGCTGTAGCCATAATCAATCTCCTTGCTTACCTGTTGGCTGTTTAGCCTTGATTAATGCCGCTTGTGCTTTCATCATCTCGATTTCCCTATCAGCCTCAAGGTTAGCCTGTTCCTGAGCTCTTTGCTCTTCCCAGAACTGCTTGATTCTAGTCTTAGCTGAATACGGGACGCTTGAGTATTCAAGCACAATGTCTGGTGGAATTGATCCTGGATTGTTATGGCTGAACTCAGTCAGAATCTGAGCTATTGCCATTCTCATTGTCGCATTCTCCAGGTTCTCATCCATTTCCAGATCAAACTCTCCTGCAGTTAAGTCATTGAATCCCTTAGACTGCGGATTCATCTGGGTGTTAACAGCAATCATTTGAGCACCTCCAGGACCTTCAATCCTGATGAGCTCAGCCTCAGTCATGTATTGCTGAATAAGAGAAAGTAACTTCTTAGAGGCCTCAATCCTGCTGTCCCTGAAGTTATTAAACAGCAGATAGAGTACCGCCATACCCTGCTCCTGACGCATCCTGACTGTTACTCCAGGCTCTCTAGAAGTCTTCTGAATCCCCATCATCTCGTCTTCAATGCCTGATGCTGTCTTCATTCCCTGACTTGCAGTAGCATCAAATGTCTGATAAATGGGACTAATACTTGGCTGCTTCTCAAACTTAACCTTATCAATAGCTCCTGCTGCTACCTCTAAGTGAAATGTTGGATCAGCAGATTTCTCTTCATACTCCTCTACATTAAGAATGGCATTTACCTCATGAACCAGTAAGCCTTTAGGCAAGGTCTGCAACAAGTGGCTCAGCTGCCTTCTCATAGTATTTACTGCCCGCTGAGGGTCTTTCATCGCTTGGATGACACTCATCCATCTGTTGTTATCATCATCCTTATATGCGCCAAAGAGAACAGCTGGAAAGCTCTTTTCCAGATATCCTCCATATGGAGTAACATCTCCTTCCAGATCTATATGTCCTGTAAATAATCTGTAGTGAATCCTCTCCTGAAAGGTATCAAGATACCTATCAATGGAAGGAGTAATCGTTTCTTGAGGATTCTGAGGATTGGGAATCCCAGCTGCTAAAGCCTTCTCCAACTCCTTAAACTCCTTGACACTAAGACCTTCAGACTCACCAGTAAGTGGATTCACAAACCATCTTACCTTAACCCACTTCCTGTACCAAGCTTCTACAATCCTGTACTTATCCTTAGCCTCATTGAAGAATGCTGGACCTGCAGCAGTTGAGTCATGGTATCCCTTAATAGCTGACACATCTATATTAGGCCAGAATACCTTAATCTCTTCTTCAGTAAGCCACTTATCAATGAAAAGAAACCTAGCATCACTCATATCATATTCAGTAGAATCAGGGTCCACCCAGAAGTTAAATCCAGGAATCCTCTTGCACTTGATCTGAGGCTTAAAAGGATTAGACCTGTCAATCCAGAAGTATAACAAACTCCTTCCACTCTTAACAGTATGTTCAAAACACTCAGTCTCTGCCCGTGTGAACTTTATCTTCTTAGCATAGTGCTTCAGTGCTCCATTAATTACCTCTGTCAGAGGCTCATCCTCCACCCCAACAGGGAAGACAGTTGGCTCATACCTGCTCTGAGCAGCTAAACCTATCAGCATATCTATCTTAGGCTTAACCTCATTATATACTGTAGCAGGCCTTTTCTGTCCTTCGAGTAGAGCTTTTATCTCCGGTGTATCCTGATCACCAGCATAGAACCTGTAGTCCTCCATTGCCTCCCTTCTCCAGAGGGTTTCAGGAGTACAGGACTCAGCATCTCGTAGCCAATCGAGAAGCTTAGTAAGTTCTTCACTCTCAGCTCTGGCCTCTGCCTCTTTAAATGGCATTCTCTGTGCACTAGGCATACTTACTTCTCCTAAGAAACGTCAATTATTGACGTTTTGTCTTAATGAACCTGCCAGGTGTGACGACCACCAGCAGCCTCCTGTGATGCTGTTGTCTTCCATCTGCTTTTGTCCTGAGCAGCACTTGGTTTCATCCAGACCTTATATGCAAATGTATGAAAGTATTCAGTTAGAGCAAGGGCATCTGCAATGTTAGGGGAGGCAATTCCACGAAGCTTAGCTTGCCTCTTACTCTCCACCTGAATACCTCCATGATTATTAAAGTCATAGGTGAGAGAAGCTAGCTCATTACAGAGCTCATTAGACATCTCCCTTTCCTCCCTTGTCGCATCAGGGAAACAGTATTGAGCCTGCATACATTTATCTCTCATCCCTACCCAAAGCTCATCACGCAGACGATGGTATCTGGTAATGTCACTGGAGGATGAGGAGACATTTACTCCATGAACTATTCTGTGTCCTCCAGGACGCTTCTGTAACCAGTCAGTAACACCAGCTCCAACACCAATTACGTCAGTAGCAACACCATCTGCCTCTAACTCAGCAAATGTCTGCATAACGTGACCACCAAGAGTTATTGTGTTCATGCCCTGAAAGCTCTGCCAGGGGAAAATCTGAAGCCCTCGCCTAGGCAAGATTATTGATTTGTCTTCCCCATATCTAGCAACATCAACGCCAAGATATAGTGGCTCGTCTTCTGCTGCCTGCTGTTCACCCCCTATACATTGTATTGCCCAGGCGAGGGGTATCAGTGTCCTTTCATCCTCAAGTGGTGGTTCACCAGCAACACGTATTCTGAAGACACTGGAGTCCTCACCATACTTAGTAGACATGTACTCAGGATACCCTGGTTCTACATTAGTGCTTTGTCTGGAATCCCAGTGCAACCTAGTCCACGGCTGTTTCAGATCAGCGTGGAAGTGAGTATCATAGAAGTACCCAGAGTTCCTAGTCATGTTGCCTATTAGTAAGACTTTATTATCCTCCTGAGTCATTGCTCCTTCAAGTGGGATATAGACAGGATCTGGAATACCAGAGGCTTCGTCTGCTACTATCAGCATATGATCAGCATGGAAGCCAGCTAAGGTCTCAGCCTGCTCCTCTTTAGATGCTTTGACTGATGGAGAGACTGCTCTGCACCACCATTCCTTTGGAGCATCTTTATGGAACATCTTGTCTTTCTGAAGTACAAATTCATCCTTTAAAATGGATCTCCTTAACCACTTTGACAGCTCACTCCACAGGATATCTGCCAGCTGCCTGTTAGTTGGTGCAGTACATATGACCCTTGGGTATGGTCTAGTTGTCATGAACCAGAGAATGATCCATGAAGCACAAGCATCCTTTCCTGTACCATGACCACTTCTGACAGAGATTCTCCTCTGCTTAGGAACTGCTCTAAGTAGCTCCGCTTGTTGCGTAGTTGGAGTAACCTCAATACAGTCATTGACAAATAGAAGAGGATGATCTCTCCAAGCTCTTAACTTATCTCTTATTATAGGAGGAAGACTCATGATAAAGATACCTGTACAAAGTCGCCAGTAAACAATCCTTCGTAAACATCTACTTCAAGAGTATGAGCAATCAGTCTCAGATTCCTAATCCTAAACTTAACAGCCCCATTAAGAGGAAGACCATTCCCAAGGCTAGAGTTATAGACAGCTTTAACTGTAAATATTCTCCAGGAGAAGCTCTCCTTATGACTCAATAACTGCAGGTCTGATCCAGATAAGACTACATCAACAGAGGAGGCAGGAATAGCAATACTGACATCACTTCTGCTATTAACCACTTCTCCTCCAACAGTAGTCAATGTCCACTTAATACTGGTAGGAGTCACTGGGAGATCATCTTCATCCAGAAAAGAAAGATTTATGATATAAGTCCCCTGTTCCTCAGCAATAGTCTCCAGAATCTCTGGTCTAGGCATAGATGCCTCCTATATTCTTGCCTCATAGTCTACTCTTGGTGCTCGCTCATTGTAGTGAATATGTGGCTCCCTTGCCATCCAGTCAATAGATGGACTTCTTTCTGAGAAGTCAAGCCTTGCAATACCAGCAGCAATTAGCCAGTACAGGGAAACACTCTCAGTTACTGTTATAGTATCAAATGTGCTTAGAATTACAGCACTGACAATCCCAGCTGTGCTCTCAGTAATTGTCACAACATCAAAGACAACTACCTCAAGAAACTCTGGAACTAGAACAGCTACAGTGGCATCTTCTGTAACAGTAACAGAGTCAAACACATTGACTGTCACAAAAGGGATCTCTATAGAGACTGACTCAAGAACTGAGGTTGAGTCATACACACTTAGCTTGAGCTCAGGGGCAACCTCAACATCTTCAGTCAATACTATTAGATCAAATACTGATACAACTAGAGCATCTGGAAGCTCTGCAGCTACTTGTTCAGTTACTGTAGCTTCATCGTATACAGATGATTCAAGGTCAGACAGCGCTACAGCTACATATTCCTGTACAACTACATTTTCATCCTTCTGAATTAGGAGGTAAGAAGGAACACCAACTGTAACATGAACCCACTCAAGAATTGTCGACTCATCAATTACAGATATTTCTAGATCGTCTGGTAATGATGCAGTTACTGTCTCGGTAACAGTAACAGTGTCAAACACGCTTACTGCTGGATGCACAATAACAGTCGGTGCATCCTCAACTGTCACAGTGTCAAAGACACTTATGAAGTTGCCAAACCCAACTGATGGTACATCAGTAACAGCAACTGCAGTCTCTTCTACACTAATCTCTAGAGAGTCAGGAAGACGAACAGTCACTGTTTCTAGTACAGTAACAGTCTCATAGATTAACGGAGAAAGCTCTATATCTATTGGAACTGGAACAGAAGCACAAGTTCCTGGGACATAGGCAAAGTAATCAAAATCTCGAGCATCATCATAACTAGAGAATATACCAACCCAACCACTTGCAAGTTGTAAGTCTGAAGTAGAAAGGTCCCAGGACTCTGGTTCACTTGTTTGATACTCCCATACCTTCATCTTCAGAGCTGTTCCTCTCACTTGGAACCTGACCCAATACCAAGTGTCTAGGTCTAAGGTCTTAGATGTTGCAGCTATAAGCCCACTATAACCACCATTCAGCCACCTCAGGATTCTAATCTCTTCATCCCAGAAATTAAGGTCTGCCTGATATCCATTCTCAGTATTGAGCCCTCCACTACCTCTTAGCACAAGAGAGCAATGATTATGAGGGGTAGATGATCTTACTAAGGCTAGTATCTCTCCATCTGTAGGAGTACCTGGGTCATCCCAGCTAAGAGCATACCTACTACCTGATGGAAATGTCTCTGTGTGATCTATCCTGACAAACTTCCCTCCAAATTCCCCTCCTGCTGTGACTAATGAAGTCGCCTTATCAACATCCCATTGTTCAGTCCAATCACTAGGCTGCTGACCAATTGTGTACTCAGTGAAGTCTGTCCAGTATATATCATACTTACAACAGGAGACATTCTCCTCAACTGTAACTGTGTCAAAGACACTTATCTCAAAATCTGCAGGGGCAGATATAGAAACCGTTTCCTCATCCGCAACAGTGACCTCGTCATAGACGTTAACAACATAAGCACCTACCTCAATTACTGGCGCATCCTCTACAGTTGTTAGATCGAATACACTGACAGTAAGCGGGTCTGGTAAACTGACTGTAACATCCTCAGTTACAGTTGTTAAATCAAAGACGCTGATATTATCAAAGGGAGCGTCAGCTATAACTATATTATCAACTACATCTGTTACAGTAACTGACTCATATACATCTGGAAGAGGGAACATTCTAGCTGTTGCACCACGAGTAGCAACACTAAAGAAAGAGATTTCAGATGATGCTCCCCACTTTCCAGCAGCAACCCAGCCTCCAGAAGTAAGTGTTCCATCAGTCTCTTCAAGGTTCCAAGACCCAGGTTCAGGATCACCCTTATCCCAGATCTTTACTTTTAACTGATCTCCTTCTACCCTAAATCTTATCCAGTAAGCCTGTCCAGCACTAAGAGTATGAACAAAATTGGTAATCTCAGTCCCAGCAGCATTGTTATAATATCCAAGATATACTCTATCAGTAGAAGTGAGTCCATAAACGTAATACCCAGTTTCGCTAGTATCATCACCAGAACCACGCAAAAGGAGACGCATACTGTCATCACCTTGTGGCTCGCAAAGATAAAGCACTTCAGCATCTACTGGAGTACCTGGAGCATCCCAGCTGAGTTCATACCTCTGTGAAGCATCATGAGTAAGTCTAAGCATTTGACCCATCAGAAGTCCACCAGACTGTATAGATGGAGTTGCCATATCAACGTGCCACCTCTCAGTCCAATCTGGTGGAGTCCCAAGGCTATACTCTTCAAAAGAGGTATAAAAGAATTCAGATGCACCAATGTCATCTACAACATCAGTTACTGTTACACTGTCAAAGACATCTATGCTAAGACCTGCATCAAGAACCTCTGTCGTAACATCTTCTGTTACAGTTGTTTCATCATAGACACTCATAAATGGAGGAAATTTTGCAGTTCCTCCAGCAGTAGCTATTGAAAAATAATCAATCTCTGATCGTTCCGAATAGCCACATAGTCCACAGCGGCCCTTAGTAGTAATTGTACTGTCAGTATCAGTAGTACCCCAGCTTCCAGGTTCAGTACTGCCTTTCAGCCAAACCTTGCTCTTCAGTGTTGATCCTTCCAGACGAAATCTGACCCAATACTGAGCTGTAGTGTTCATGTTCTGGTTGCCCTGATTTATAAGGTCAGGTGCAGCACTACCATCAAGATAGTACATGGCTACTGAATCAGTTATAACCCTGATCAACCCATAGCCTTTGTTACCTACTACCTGCCACCGTATGGCTACCAGGCCTTGAAAAACTGAGCCAGCATTATCAACATTTACTAAGACTAATATCTCAGCATCTACCACTTCAGGAGCATTATTTGGATATAAGATACCAGGAGTAAGTGTTCCATCATTATCAACATACTTACCACCTAAAGTTTTTACTCCTGCAGTTACATCATATGTGCCTCCTACATCTATAGTCCAGCCGGAAGGCTTCACACCAAGAGAGTACTCACTAAAGTCTGTCCAATAATGATACTCTACATCTAGACAGTAGACTACATCAGTAACAGTTACTTCATCATAGACGTTGATACTATAATCTTCTGCAACTTCCACAACTTCTATATTATCAACAACATCAGTAACTGTGGTAGTATCTGATTCAAAGATCAGAGGATGCTCAATTGGAGATTCACCATAAGTACCAACACTGAAGAATAGTGCTCCAGCATCACCTGTTCCCCGCTCATGTACACCAACCCAGCCCTCTGTTACTTCAGAGTTTGTAGATTCCAAATCCCATGTATCAGGTTCAGCAGCACTCCAACCCCACATTCTAGCCTTAATCTGGTTACCCAGAGCTTGGAATCGCAGCCAATACACACCTCCTACAGACTGGCTCTTTGCAGTAGAATCTAAACCACCATCAACACCAGCAACCTTCTTCCTTAGATACAGCTGGTTCATTGAAGCAGAACCATAAACATAGTAACAATTCTCAGAACCCTCATCTCCACTGCCTCTTATAGTTGTGCAGTGACTATTGTTATTTATCATTCTGAATAGTATAAGGAGTTCCACATTTCTAGGATTTCCAACAGCATCCCAGGATATGCCTGTATCATCACCACCAACCAAATCAACAAGCAATTCCTTATCACTCATCTTATCAGTACTGGCAACAATCTCACTGTTAGCACCATCCAAGTTCCAGCGTTCAGTCCAATCCCCAGGAACTCCAAGCGAATATTCAGAGAAGGTAGTCCACCACTTACCAGACAGACCAATATGATCTACTGTGTCAGTTACTGTCACTTCATCGTAGACATCAATGCTAAGAGCTTCTTCTTCTGCAGCTTCTACAACAATATCATCTACAATATCAGCAACCGTAATAGCTGCCTCAGCAATAGAGACCTCAAGATCATCTGGTAATCGAGCAGTAGGAACGTCAGTGACTGTAATGAGTCCCTCTGCAATAGCAATGACCAGATCATCTGGAAGCTCTGCTGTTGGAACATCGGTAGTTGTAATGAGGGGTTCTGAGATGTTGATTTCTAGATTTTCTTGATAGACCAAGATATCATCTAATACTGAAGTGACACCTGCGGAATCAAAGACAGATGCTTCTAAGGAATCAGGGAGTTCTACAGTTGCATCCTCTAAGACAGAAATTAATGCTTCCTGAACAGTAATTTCCAGAGGATCTGGAAGGGATACTGTCACATCTTCCTGAACAGTTATAGCAGTCTCAAAGACACTTATATCACTATGAACTCTAACAGTCTCTTCATCAGCAACTGTAATTAGAGGCTCTTGGACAGAAATTTCTAAGGCATCGGGGAGAGCAACAGATGGGACATCAGTCACTACAATGGTAGCTTCTTCATCATCAATGTTAATGTTTCTGTCAACCGCGCCCTCTGCCATTGTAACAGAGACATCAAGGACAGTGGGGCTTCCAGCAGAACCATGGTTTCCACTTGCATCATAGAAGCCAAATTCATACAGACTGGAATCAGCAGCACCTGCAAAGTCTATTGCCCACCAAGCCTCTGCCTTCTCATCAGTCGTAACATCAATTACAACAGAATCTCCAGTATCTGTTGCTCCTCCATCAGCTTTGTTAGTGCCACACAGACCAGTATCATTTGCTGTCCACCAAGCAGAATTAGGCGGAGTCATATCAGTGTACTGCATCTGTCCACTGCCTGGAGGAGCTAAATCAGATAGAGCTAAGCTAAGCCAGCTTCCACCGTCCTTCCTGACTTCGAGATATAGAGTTTCAGCAATTGGATTCTTGGTACAGTTATTACAACTAAGCTTGATACCAATCCAAATCTTATTACCCTTAGCCCAATCAGTGAGGTCCGGGGAGCTGGCATGCTTAGCCGGAGTGCTCAGATCAGCACTTACATGGGCATTATAAGTCCCATCAGTTCCAAGAGTATTTAAGTAATAAGTTCCCATTTCTCGACTATACTCATCCTTCTTAGAACTACTTTGCAGTACTCATCTTTAGCAGTTGGATGATTAAGGCAGCAACTAAGTGGCCTCTCTGACTTTAATGAGCAGAGCTTAGTATCCTCATCTATGTACTTGCATCTGCCTTCGCTATCAGCAAATGGCCACATAACCCCTTTATCCAAACAGCACTCCATACAGTGAACACAGTCTTGAACAACCTTCCACCAGATGCCGTCAATATCCTGAAGTGCCAGCATCTTTATTCCATCAAGGACAACTTTCATCCTAGCCCCTCGGGTTTGTTACTGTTCTCTGCAGCTCATACAGGCCAATAGCTGATAACCCAACCGCAAAGCCATAGATGTTGAAGTCTACTACATTCTGAATAGTCCACTCCATTCCATTATAGGCTATTCCAAGATTGCCAAGAAGTAGTCCCGCAGCTACAGAGATAAGGGCCTTCCATCTGTCACTTATTGCTTCTCCAGTCAGTTTATAAGCAAATGCTAGAATCAGTGACAGAACCAAGGGCATAGCATATCCACCAAAGGATATTTCCATTAATCTCCTCCTCTCAGATGCTGCTCTAGCCAGGCATCGTGCTCAGCCTTCTTGATCAACTGGCGTGTTCTCCAAGCCTCTCTCTCCTCGGGTGTCATAGCTGAAAGATCCTGGAGGAGACTTCCAATCATATCTCTCACTGCAAATGAGAGTGCCAGAATAAGTTCTGGAGTTAGTACCAAGTCCATATTACCCTCCTTGCATCTTTATACTATACTGAAGAAGCAGCTTCTCTACCTCTCCATACAGCAGCATAGTTGAGTCATAGCCAGTGACATCCTGTGGACAGAGATCAACAGCTTTACTCATTGTATCAAGTTTAGGAGCAATATCCTGCTTCCATTTAGCTTGAGTCTCCGGAGTTTGGACAGGGTAATAAGTCCTGTACGTTGCCATAGCATTGTTGTACTTCTTCAGTGCCTCGTCACACTTTCCCTGGTGAGTCTGGAGATGAGCGCACTGTAGCAGGACGAACACCAAAGCGGGGATCAAATATAGTCCCTTTCTTACGTTCATTGTCTTCCTCCTTGTCAGGAATGAACTGAACTTGCTCCAAAGCAGCGGGGTACTGTATTCCATCAAAGTCAATATGACGACAGAATATCTCAGTATCTACCATGAAAGGGTATTCCTTTCCTTCATACTGTGGCCATCCAGCTTTCCCAAATATCCCTTCATTCATGATCCTTGTACACCATGCCAGATCCTCAGTACCAGTCATAGTCCACCAGTATCTCTTCTCAGGGTCCCACCAGACCTTAGCTGGAGTCTCGAACACCCTTCTTACGACCCTTCCAGGGACAACGCTATACTGCTCAGATTCATCCCACATGACTTTCAGGATAGACCTGTGAATCATAGTACAGCCCATTGGGATACCATCTACCCACACCTCATCTCCAAACTTCCAGTTAGCATAGTATCCTGTACCTCTACCTCGATAGATCAAAGGCTCTGAGGGCCTAGACTTTGTAAAATACAGCCCACTCCAAACAGGAACAGTTGCTTCCAGCATCCGCTGATTGAGCCTCAGGACAGTATCCGGAGGAATGACTACATCATGATCTAAGAAGAACAACCAGTCGTAGCCGTGCTCAATAAATTGCTGTACAACAATATTCCTGGCGTCCGCCACCATGAAGTCAATCGGGCTGGTTTGGTCTAACCACTGAATGGCATCAAGTTGGCTCCAGTTGCAAGGAATCACCTGCCCATATCGAGCCAATACCCACTCAGACCGCAACAATCCAGTCATTGGAATCCCCACCATAATTCTACTGGTAGGTGGAGTGTTCTTAGAAATTACTTCAACCCCAGCTCTGTACCCATCTTGGAGCCGTTTGGTTTCCTCAGCCTTAGGGATCGGAGTATCAGCCATTTTTACCACCTCCCATCTTATCCGTTATCTTAATTTCATCAGATACACAAATCCCAAGGTCTGGAGCAGACTTTGTAATTTCCTTAGCAATGACTTCCTCAGTGGCCTCATCAGCAGATTCAGGGATAATAGTAAACCCTTTCTCTCTCCAATGATCAACTGTGTCCTCAGCAATCTTTGTGAGAACAATCTCCATATTTCCTGCTGCTTGCCAGACCGGATATCCCTTCCTAATCAAGAAAGGTTTTGGTTTATATATCTGGTATAACGGATACCTAGGATCAAAATACTGGAAACTGGCCTGTGTCCAGCCATTGCAATGAGTAGGGTCTTGCCAATACCCAGCACTCCCTGCATACGGAGTGGACAATGCTACATCTCCTCCCATCTTCAAAACTCTCCATATTTCATCCATAAACTGAATAGAGAGCCAGGGCTTTATGTGTTCAATAAGATGACTTGCAATCACAGTCAATGCACACTCATCGTGCAAAGGCCAGGGAAATACTTCCAAGTCATGGACAATATCTACTCCCTCAACATCTCTGGCATCAATTCCCACGAATCCCTTCTGCTTATTCTCTCCGCAGCCTAAATCAATAAGGATTCCTTGGGACTGACTCAAATCATCTACTTGCATAAATAACCTCCTTAGGAGAACCTAATCTGATATGTCACATTGACATTCTGGTTCGTATCACAGGAACTCGAGGTGTAAGTATTCCCAGCAAACAAGGTGTCGTTGGTTGTTGTAGCTGCAAACAGCCCAATGTTGCTCAGGTTAGCTGCAGCAGTTAGGAAGTTATCTGAACTGGCAAAGGTTGCAGTGAACTCAGCAGTCGTACTGCCATTACTGGCAAATGTTACTGACTTCCGCTGAGTGCTATCCATGATCTCTCCGTCAAGAGTGGTATGGGTAGCATTGGGTGCAGTTCCAGTACCCAGAGCTACATAGCTCACATACTTAGAACCAGCACCTGCACCAAGCAGATTCACCAGATAGTTCAGATACCCAAGGTTCGTAATCTGGTTTGGTCCAACCCAGCCGGAGTCCCCAACTATTTTGCCATTCTCCTCGATCTGAACCCGGCTGAATCCCTCAATTTTAACAGGCTCTCTGATCATTCTTAACCTCCTTGTCAGAAACGTCAATTTTTGACGTTTTCACTTAACACTAACAAAGTTCCACCAACAATGTGCTGTTCCTCTTTTGTCACAGCGATTAATACAATCCATGCAGTAGATCTGATCAATTCCTCTTCGGTACAGTCTGAGCAGAATTCTATCTGCATTCACTGAGTGATCATCTACCTCCTTTCTTTTTCTCCTTGAATAATTTATATTAATTACTTCAGCCATTCTATTCTCACGGAGCAGGTTTTGGGCCTACCTTTGTCTTTTGGAGGGCAGCGAAAAACCTTATACCGAAAGGGTCTCCTGTGCCATCTCCATTCATATCCTGACAGTCGTCAGGGATGTCTGACCAGGCAATTGTACTCTCAGCAAGCTTTTCATTAGTGCCATCTTCAACGTGCGCAGCTAAAACCCCGACCAAATACTGCCCTTTTACACCAAGAGTAATTGTAAATTCAGTAGCAGTAGTTGTTGCTACTTTAGCAGGATTAGTCTTCCCAGGATCAGTGACTTTGTTCACCAGCCACACTTCATACTCTACATGAGTTCCTGCAGGAATTGGGTCTCCATCAACATCAGCAGTGACTGCATCCCACTGTACAGTTGCCTGATTAGCAGTTACCCAGCCAATCTGAGCAGGAGACAGAGTTGGAACCAGTAAAAGTCCAAGGATAACAATTAGAACTATCAGCTTTTTCATGGCTTCGCTACTCTCCTTCCCTTTGAAGTACTCTTCTTAGGTTTCTTATGCTTATAGTCTTTCAAGACAGAATAGATGTATCCCTTAAGAGCATCTCCCTTAAGGCCTCTCTTTCTGCCAGCTCTCGCTAGTTTGTCGTGAAGCCACTTAGGCATTAGAAGCTAACACCTCCTGTCCTTCGCACAGAAGCACCACTCCATCTTCCTCTAGGCATGGCAAACGAAGGCCTTACAGAGAATGAAGGCCTAAATGCCTTTCTGTGAGCCCTCATTGCTGCCTTTATATCAAAATACCAGTGTGGAGAGTAATCAGGTATTTGGGAAGATAAGAGGGTAGGATTCCTCCAGACCAATGGGTTGTTACGAGGACTTGCAACATCATAGGGTTCTTCTCCAGCAGTAGTAAGTCTTCCACTACGGACCACTCTGGGACCCCCGCCAGGAACTGCAAAGCGATCTCCGTATCTCCTACCAGCAACAGCATAGGGCACTTGGACCATAGCATACTTAGAGGCAAGGGGTTCAAGCCCTTGCTCCTTCCTCTTCTTATCCACTTCTGCCAGCGCTGCATAGTAAGCTGACAGAGTCCCACTAGTAACGCCATGAATTTCGTCTGCCACGGAGTATTCTCCTTATCAACACCCAGAGAGTCCTTTCATAGAGATAGAACACCCAGTAATTACACCTATTTGCTCTACAGTAGAGATGCATAGGATGGAGCAGATGCTGTAGCTGTGTCTTCATAAGATGCCCCCTAGGAGGTGAGGCCTGGGCTGCGGCTACCCAGACCCCACCATGCTCCAGATCCCCAAAGCCCCCGCTCAGGAAGAAGAAAGAAAAGGGCCAGCAGATAACTCTACTAGCCCTAGACCTCTAGTCAGTTCTGTAGCTAACCTATAATTTAGGCACGTACTCAGAATTGTGTAAGTCACGAGAAACTCTAGTCACCTCCTCATGTTCCACATCTGTCACGACCTCAGCATTCAAAGCTGCCTCTTCCTTTTCCAGTTCAATCAGAAATCCAACAAGCCCTTTAATATCACTAGGTTTGCCTTCGACTACAAGTTCCTTGTCCTTCAAAATCTTGTACGCCTTTACCAGCTCTCCCAGAGGAGCCTCCTCAATCTTCTCTGGGGTAATAGCCTCTAATACTCTAGCTTGTAACTCAGTCAACTGTAAACTCTGCAAGACCCTATACTGCATCAGCAGTCCCTGCTTCGACTGAATGTCTGCAATTCGCTTAGAGAGCGTGGGAACCGAAATCCCCAGCTCTTCCGCCTGCTCTTTAAAGTTCAGTCCCTTCGTAGCCAGATCATACAGGGTCTCAGCATCTACATCAATCATCGGTCTGCCCATAACACCTCCTTAACCAGGACACCCATCATTATCCTATCATACCACACCTTTCCCCAGATGTCAAGAGTTATTTCACATCCTCCCTCATTTTTTTTCAGTCAAAGTGTCAAAAATTGACGTTTCTTAAAATTTTCATTCGAGTAGAACGAGTCTAAGTCAATAAACAATCACGACCCAAGTGGGGTCATAGGGGGGTCTGGTGCTTTGTCAAGGTGCATGAATAGTGAAAACTTGACAAATCGACCCACGATATGGTAAGATGTTTTCAACAATTGGATGATTGATTAATCTTCCATCAATAAATATCTTGATCCTTTCAAAAGCCCCTGCTCAGGCATCTGGCATCTAGTCCAAGACTATCGCAGAAAGGAGGTGATATAATATGTCAGAGGCTACCCCCCAGAAGGCAAGTTGGAAGTTGGACACCGACTCAGGCATGGCCACGGTTACATTGCCGTCCGGCCTGACAGGATCCTACGATCTGGCTTCGCTATTCTCGGCGGACTGGTCAGAGCTGAATGA